GTGTTCGACTGAGCGCCCAAGGCGAGACCGGATCCGGAGGAAAGGGTCCAGGTGGAGGTGGCGATGGTATCGGGCCCGAGAAGAGCGGACCATTCCGCGGCGTAGTCCTTCACCTCATCGGGATCTTTGATAGGCCAGGTCGTAATGCTAGTCATATCTGATCCTCGATTTGTGGTGATTATGGCCGTTCTGTTTTCGGCGGCGATCCAGGCGATCCGAACCTCTGCCGGAACCGTTGCTATGCGATCCTCGCGGGCAAGATGGGCGGTCCGCTCCGGCGGCGTGACCGTTCCGAAGCGAATGATTGCCCAACTCCAGACGACGGACGCATGAGCTGCAACAGCGATCGTCGCCGCATAGAGCTTTTGGGAGCGATCCGAGAGCGCCGAAGAGACCGACGTCGCGGTTACGTACACGCCAATGGCGGCACGCTTCGCCACCGATGCCAAGCTGGAGACCGAAGCGGAGATCGCCTTGCCGGTTGCCCTGGACATCGTTGCTGTCGACGTAGCGGCTACCGACACGGTTCGCAGGTAAGCCTTGGTCGACGATAGCGAGGCCGCGGAAGCGACCGAGACAGCTAGACGCTTAGCGACCGCCTTCGCCGCCAGGACGCTCGAGGCGCTGGCCACCGTGACGTTCTTCGATACCCGGGCAGCTTTCGTTACCGACGACGCGCAAGCAGCCGAGACGAAAACGATGGCGACACGGATCCCCGACGCCAACGAGACCGACGACGACAGCACGGCGATCTTCTTGGTGGCGCCTTTGACCACAGATGAAGCGCTTGTCGACAGGACCACGATTGACCGCGACAGCGCTTGCCTTGGTGAGATGGTCGACGTTGTGGCGAGCGCCGCAGCCAGGATCTTGCCGGCCGCGCGGGTGGACGATACCGCTGTTGTCGATACGATCGATATGACCTTGATTGTAGCGCGGCTGGCAGCGGCTACGACGGATCCAGAGGCCGCTGCCGCAATGGACTTCTTCACGCCTTTGGCTTGCGTCACGACGCTGGACGATGTCGCCGCAATAGCTTTCAGATAAGCCCGCACCGTTGTCCAGGTGACCGAGGACGCACAAACCGAGGCGACAGACTTCGCGGATCCCTTGACCTGGGAAACGGCGCTTGTCGAAAGCACTGTAACCGTCCGCAGATAAGCGCGTGACGCCGTCGCTGTGACCGCCGAAGTGCTTGTTGCCAGTATCGACTTGATGGTCGATCGAACCGAGCTGACGACAGAAGTCGATGTCGCTGCGATGCCCTTTGCCGCCCGCCTGGTGATGGCAACGGCGCTGGCAGATGTGACCGCAACGTTCTTGGCGACCGATCGAGCCAACGCCACGGTCGAGGTGGATGTCGGCGCCAACTTCTTGGTGACCGATCGAGTAATGGTGACGGTTCCGGTCGGCGTAGGGGAGACCGTCTTTGGTGTCGTTGTCGCGCCGCCGGCGACCGCTCCGACGCCTTGGAGATAGGTCAACGTCGCATTGTATAGCGCCGTCTCTTCGGTACCAGTCAGGCCGGAACCAAATCCCCATATCGCGAGGTTGTTGGTTAAGGTGTTGGTGGTATTGGCATCACGCAACCCTTGGAAGATCGAATTGTCTACGCCAGTCGACGTGCCGGTGAACAGGCCCAACAGAGCGCCGTTCTTGTAGGTCGAGTGTCCGGTTGAGGCCACGCGTGACGTCGCCCAAAGGCCAGAGGCATCGGTGGATGCAATGGAGAATTCGGGCCCGTTCAGAGTCGTATAACCGTTGCCGTCACCCCAAGCCGGGAAGATGTAGCTTAGCTGCGTCGTCGCGGATCCGACAGTCGGAGCCGGGTGAACAGTCGTCTCGAGACCCCAACCGAACTTGTTGGCGCTGTTCTGAGTGAACTTGGGGCTTGATGCGGAGGTGGGGTTGAACCCCGTCGTGAGATAGTTGGCGCCGGTCTGAAGCGAGGATTTGAGGCCGCGATCCGTGGTGAACGTGACCGTGCCAACAATGGTCTCGTTGTACGCGTTCTGGACCGCGTTGAGGAGAGCTGACTGTTGGTCGGCCGCCGCATGGATGTAAAGCGCGTCGAGCTTGGTCCAGATGCCCGCCGTTTTGAGAGCGCCCACATAGTTGTCTATGAGGGCGCATCTCGGGTCCGAAGGCGTCACCGTCATCCGGGCAACGTAGGCCGATGCCTCAGTGTTGGTGAACGTGTATGTCATTGTCGCCCCTTATGAGAAGCGGGTATCCACCGTGAACGCGATGGAATCGCCGGATGCCAAGTTGATCACGGTGAAGTCGCCGTAGATGTCCATGTTCCCACCGGTCGGCGGCGAAGAGGCCCCGGCGGCATCGAAGGCGCCGACTTCGGTGATCGCCCGGGCGCCGGCCGCTGTGAGCGTGGCGGCCAGCCGGAGCGTGTCATTGGTGACGGTTCCGGTGACCTGTGACGGCGTCGCCGAGGCGCGGGCCTCAGTTGTTGTCGTGGTTGTGACCACGTTGGCGGTCGCCGCAGCGGCCGAACCGGTTCCCCATTGCAGCCACCACGAAGCGGCGGCAAGCAATGTCGTGATGCGGGCCAAGCCGCCATTCTGTACGCGAGCAACCATAGTCAATCGTCCTTCATGTCAGGGGGTGAAAAGAAATTCTTCAGCACCCCAATCCATCTTTTGGAAAGAGGGGTTTCTGGTTCGTCGCGCTGCCAATGAGCGATGGTGCCGCAGTCCTCGACGGAACCGTCGGCGCGAGTGATCACAGCGCGAACCGTGATTTCCTCCATCGTTGCTTCAGCCAGTTTCATAGGCCATTCCTCCAGGAGATTACGCTGTACGCACTGCCGAGATCGAGTTGATGATCTGTCGATTCAGGTTGGTCGGGATGGTGTAGTTTCCTGACAGACCGGCGACTGCCTGGGTAGAGGCGTCATCGAAGGTGAAGGTCAGGGTGTGCGTGCCGGTCGGCAAGGCGATCGTGACAGCGTCGGCTGCGCGAGATGCTACCGCTGAAGTCGTGGCGATCGGGGACGTGGAAAACGATGCCTTCTCCATCTGCGGCCAGCCGACGCGGATGGTGAAGTCCCCCCCCGCCCCTGCAGTGAGGTTTAGGTTGAGCCGCTGGTTTACCTTGACGGTAGTGGCGTTCGATAGCGTCAATGGGCCGCTAGTCTGCCTGGACATCTTCCGGCTCAAGTTGGGCTTGATATTCGCCCCCTGCGGAAACTCTGTGCCGGTGTTGCTGACGTTGCCCCCGCGCGCTGCTAGAACGATCGAAGAGATGCCCGACGTGTTCGCGCCGAACAGGGCGAGGAACATTGTGTTGGTCCATATGTCCCCGACAACGGTAGTGATGGTGTTTTCGACATCCCATGTCGTGCCGGTAGCCGCGGTGGTCGCCTGCACATGAATATCGACGAAGTCTATGCCATTCTCGACGCCCTTGGCGTAGTCAGCATAGGTTATGCCTGTGCCGGTGTTCAGGCCCCATAGGTTCGGAGGGGTGCTTGGGGCGGCTGCGCCAGCTCCAGAGCTATTGCGGTTGTTGTTGGTCGTAGCGGGTTCGACATGCAGACCTCCACCGTCGACGTAGCGCAAGGCGTTGGCGACGATATCGTACCAGGACTGCCCATCATATGCCTTGCCAGACGAGGCCCTGACGCAGGAGGCCAGCGTCGACACGGGGACGATGAGCCCGCCTGACTGTGCTCGACGGTTGACGAAGTCGATCTCGAATGACTTGGCGGCGTTGAGCCAAGGTGTCTTGATCGCCTTGATGCGGCGTATGGGCGAGGCCGACTTGGTAGCCGCGGCGATATGCGCTGCCTGCTGCGGGTGAATGCCGTCGCCAGAGTTGGATGTGGCGACCGCGACACCGGAGGCATGGTCTTTGGTCGGCCCTACCGTCATCGTGTCCGTGTAGGGTCCGCTGCCGGAGACCGTATTGACGTGGGTATAGGCGACGTCCTGGTTGGCGGGCGTGCCTGGGTCGAACGATAGGAAGTCGCCGGGCAGCGGCGCAAGGACAGTGCTAATCGAGCCGCTCCAGGCCGTCGTAGCTGCTGCCAGCGTCGAGTTGAACTTCGGTACGTCCCATTTTCCGAGAGACTGGACTACGGATGGGATGTCTATCTGGTCATCGATATTGCCGCCGTCGAGCGCGACGATCGTGGTGTTGATCTGGTCGCGGACGCCGGCCGCGCCAAAGTTTGTCGTGATGCTCTGCCCTGCAATCGTCGTGGCCTGATTGGTCGATGTCGTCTCGGATAGCTGCTGAGCCTGGGTGACGTACTGGATGCCGCCAGCGCGGAGCATGGACCAGGTTGTCCTAAGATCGGCGAGAAACTGCGCATAGGTACGCCCGTCTCGGATGTCGTTGTTGCCAAGCTGAACGACAGCCGCATGACAGTATTTCATGAGCTGCTTGGTCTTGGCATTGCTGCCGGCAACGAACTGCGCCTTGTCTCCCGTACGCGTGACGCCAAAGAACGGCAGTCCGGCCGCGTATGTCGCGCGGCGAAGCCAGCCGCCGCCGGAAGAGCCGTCACCCGAATTGTCCACGGAGCCGTCCATGATCGAGTCGCCGATACCGACGACGGAAGTCATGGGCAGCGCGGCCTCGCCGACAAGCATGATCGGACCTGGGAAGGCAATCCATTGGTCAGCGCCGGTTGGGATGGTCCAGCTATTCAGATCGATGTCGTCGACATCGTTGGCCGGATCGTAAGCCAGCAGGCTCTCCCCGCCGAGGTACATCGGCGATGGGTGGGCAGCGACGACAGCAGCGCTCGCGATATCGATGGAGACCTTGACGAAGGCGACGAAGCCTGGGGGGAAGTCAGTGCGACCGAACATCGCCGGGGTAACGAGGTCTGGCTTTAGCTCGACCGTGCCGGCAGGAACGACAACCGATCGCGAGCCGTTGAAGTAGAGCGGAACGACAACGTTGTTGAACGAGATCGATGCCTTGCGAATGGTGTAGGACGACGCCGGAGTCACCTCGCGGGTGACTGCATTGTTGATCCAGAAGTTGGAGAACACCGGGCTGAGTGACTTTGCTCCGCCAGCGCCGATCGTAAACCGATAGATGCCTTTGTAGCGGGTCTTGACCCCACTTGGGGTCGCTGTGCCGTTCATGATCCAGCCGCGCGCGGCGACGTTCTGCAATGCCAATGCGCCGGATCTTTGGGTGAGCTTGCCCATCCTCAATGAATTCAGAGATCTCATTGCGTCGCCCTTTCCTGGGAAGCTTTAACCCGGTCGTAGAACCCTCCAACGCCCATGCATCGGCGCGTTCTCGCGTTTTGCCGGTGGAGTTTATCGCCCTCGAGCAGCAGCGCGCCGGAGAGATCGTTGAGGTCGACGGCGACGTCGGTTTCCTCGACGGCACAATCCAGCGGCTTCTCCGGTAGCTGTCGCCTCGCCCGCGACTTGCCGATCAGCGTTGCGCTATCAGTTAACGATTGTGAATCCGTGCTTACGCAAGAGGTCAACGCGGGCAGCATCAATGCGGCCGCAAGGATCGCCAGCAGCACGACGGCTGTCCGCCGCTTTAGCAAGCACATCTTTCAATTCCTTCGTTTTCAAGTCTTCGGTTTTCTGCGAGCGCGCCAGGAGCTCTTTGAAGCCGGATGTCACTACGAGTGCTTCAGCCTGACTTTTCGCCTCTGCGTCCAACGTCGCTCGTCTGGCGGTGATTTCCATGGCAACGGCGTATGCGTGTTGCGCCGATAGGACCGCGACGGTCACTCTGCGCTGCACCTCGCCGATCGCGAGCCGGCCGACGATGGGGAGATCGCCGATGTACCAGATGTTTTTGATCAGCGGGACACCCTCGTAATAGGTGACGGTCCCGATGTTCGTGATGATCAGGCCGACGCAGACGATGCCAATGGTTCCGAACGCCTTGTAGACGGCGGCAAAGAAGTCGCCGATGGCAACAAGGGCGCCTTTGAGCGCCACTAGAACGAAGGTGAAGATCACGCTCATGATGCAACCTTATCCTGGTTGACCGCGATATCATTTGTCGGCGGCCCGCCCATGGTGGTCTGCTTTGAGACCCAATCCATGGTAAACGCGCCGGCGAAAGCCGCGAAGGCGAACGGAATAAACATTCCGAGGATGGTGATCTGCGTCGCGACGTCCGCATTCCAGAACGCTCTTGTAGCCATTGTGAGAAGCCACAGCATCAGAAGGGACGACGCCTCGCGTTTCAGCGTCGAGGTCTTGAGGTACTGCAGGAGCCCCTTCATCGTCAGGCCAACATCATGCTGCAGCCTTGACCGGCCACGGCAGCGAAGGTGTAGGGGACGCCGGCTTTGAGCTTTCGGCCGGTTGTCGCCGTTACGGCCGTGGATCCGCCAGGGCTCCACAGCGCGCGGACATCGACATCAGGGGTGACTTCCCAAATCTGGTCGGATCCGGTTGCCGTCATGCCGATGTTCGCGGCGGATGCGCCGACGGTGACGTCATCCATGTCGTCGATCGCAGCGGTGACCAAGGACAGGACGATAACTCCAGGCGATCGCTTGGAGAGAACAACGTTGCAATTGCTGGTCATGGTAGCTCCTTATGCGGCGAGTTTGAGCGCGGCATATATCGTCTGGCCGTAGCCTGCGATGACGCCGGCCGACTCGAGGCCATTGATGATTTTGCGGGCGTTGGTCCAGTCCGAGACCTTGTCGTTGAAGAAATCCTCGAGGGAGACGCCGGTGAAGTCGCCGCGGTTGCTGGCGCCCTTTGTCATGCCTTCGAAGAGGATATCGAGAGCGACATCCATGTTCATGGCAAGCGCCGGGGTTTTGACGATGTCGACGCCGATCAAGGCGGCCAGCTTTTCGTAATTGGCTTTGAACGTGAGCTGGACCAAGCCGCGACCGAGCCAGGACTTGCCGTCGGCATCGAGGCGCCAGTACGGAGATTTCACCCACGGCATCGAGCCTCGAGCAAAGGAGCGCTCCAGGATAGCGATGGCCTGGTTGTCGTTCGCCGCGAGGGTCTCGCGAACCGGCTGCATCGTGCGGGCCGTCTCGTGATAGGCCGTCGCCATCATGTAGGCGAGCCAGCGCAGATCGGTGAGTCCGGAGGCTTCCCACTTCGTCAAGATCGCATCGATGCCGCCGATCTGGTTGACGGTGTAGCCGGTCGAGAAGATCGACTTCCTCAGTGTGTCCGTGAAGATCTTGCGGTTAATCATCGCTTGTCGATTCCTGCTTTGCCCTGGGGCTCTTTGAGTGAAAGGTTCGTGGTGAAGCCGCCCCTGCCGATGTCGTGGGAAACGGACCCGATGCGGTATTCACCGTCAATCCCCGGACGAATTCCTGCCAGGGTGACAATGGCCTCAGGCTCCGCGCGGACGTCGCCGAGGATGACGATGGAGGCCGATCCCTTTTCCCGCTTCGAATGCTTGCCATGGGCCTTTGCCTTTTGCTTCGACTGGTTTGAGTCCGCCGCCGTGATGACGGTCCGGAGAGCGGTGTCGACGTCATCGATGCCGGTCGGGACGGTCTCCTCCACCTTCTCGCCCTTGGCGCGATCGAAGTAGGAGATCTTGACGTCCGAAAACTTCGGCCTCGAGATGATTGGTGACACCGATCCTGAAAGCAGGTTGTCGCCATAGGTCGCCGTGATCGCCTGCAGCGTCTTGCCGGAGATCGAGATCCCTTCCGAGATCGCCACCATGTAGGCGTCGGTCCCGATGATCTTCCAGGATGCGCCGACTTCATTGGCGATCCGCTGCCCCCAGGCCATGAAGGACTCGTTCTGCTGCAGCCAATAGTCGCGCTGGACAGAAGTGATCGAGCCGGCGACGTGCGTGGTCAATCCAGCCGACTTGCCGAATTCCGAGGCGGCGTCCTGGAGAGAGCCGCCGTCCTTGTGCTTCAGCTTCGGTTCCTTGACCTTGGATCCGTGGTCGACGCTCGAGGCCGTCAGCGACAGCTCGCGGCCTTCCTTGCCGAACTTGTAATCGACATCGGACACGAAGCCCTTGAAGGCTTGCTGGCCATTGATGTTGACCAGAACCGTCGCGCGTTCCTGGGGGAGTAGGATGTAACCGTCGGGATCTGCGAGGTCGATCGTGCATTCGTCCGCGGCTTTACCGTGGGTGCGGGTGATCTTCAGCGACTTCAGGTGCGGGTCGAACCGCGAGGTAACGTCGGTCCCCTGGATGATGACCTGACACTGCGTTGCGAGCATGAAGCCCATGGTTTCAATCCCACAATCTGACGACGTTCGGATCCTTGCCCGCCGGAGCCGTCAACTCCTCGAGCGGAAAGTTGATAACGGTTCCAACGGGGAGGATGTCGGATCCGGAGAGGCCCGGGTTCAGGTCGAGGACTTTCTCGAGGAAGCCCTGCGGCTGTTTCTTGAACTTGCGCCAGATCGCCGCGGCCAGGGTGAGCCCCTGCACCCCAACGGTTTCAGTCAGGATGGTTGCGTCTGCCATTACGGCTCCTTCAGAGGAAGAGGCGGAGGATGGAGGCCGCCGAAGAGATGTCGGGCGTCCCGACTTTGATCAGCTCAACCGTGTATTCGATGCTGTGTCCGATGCCTTCGCCGGCATCGAGCTCCGTGTCTTCTCGAGTGATCGAGTCGATGAGCACCCACGATCGCGGCTGGAAGTCGCCACGCATCAGCGGCAACGGTAGCTTCTGCAGGCGGGCTTGATGGATCGCGGCGAGACCATTGAGGCCGCCGAGGAAGTAGGGGAGGAGCGTGCCTTTCAGCGTGATCTTCCCTTCCTCTTCCCCGACGGGCTCATAGATCGGCGAGCCGCCAAGGATCTCGTGTTTCGCAAAGCTGCTTTTCTCGGTTTCCGAGATCGACTGCAGATCAACGCGGATGTCGAAAACTACGGGTCCGAGACAAGCGAGCATTACGGTACGACTCCATGGTCGGCGAGGTTTCTATTCATTTCACGGCCGACGGATCCGGCGCCCGTTGTCGATGGCAGATCGAAGTTGGTCGAGGCTCGAGCTGCGCTCTGCGCAACGCCGAGGATGCTGACGAGCTGGTTCGCCTTGCCGATCGCCGCCTCAATGGATGAGACGTCGACCATTGGTTTCGCTTTGACGTTAAGGGCGCCGCCCAATGCGGAGGCGTGGTCGATGGCGCTTTGTAGCGGGTTCGATCCTGCGCCGCCTCGTTGAGCGTCGAGGACTGAAGTCGGCGTCCCTGCACCTGGGCCAGCGCCGGAGACCGCGATGAGCCTGCGGAGCACGTCGTCGACCCCCCAATGCGTCCGGGGAGCGCCCGTTAAGCCGTCGCCAGGACGGAACAGCGAGTCGATGCCGCCGATCGCCATGCCGGCGAGACCCCATGCCGCCCAAGAGCCAGCGCCGCCTTTCTTGCCGGGGAGACCCTTCCCTATCGCGGAAACGCCGGCCGCCTCTGTGAGCGCTGCTGCGGCGCCGTCAAGGGCAACAGCAGATGCGTTCAAGGCGGGACCGGCCGTGGCAATGGCATAGATGCCGGAGATCAGCTTGTAACCGGCGAAGCCGCCAGCCATAAGACCGCCGCCGACTTCCATCTTCCCAAGCGCGCCACCGTTGCGCCAGACATCTTGCATCCGGTTGATCGCGTCGGTCATTGCGTTCAAGCCGGCAACAGCGGACTTCATCGGGCCGCCTTCGCCAAGCGCCGCCGCAAAGTTTTGCAGCGAATTCATGAACCCCTGCCAGCCAGAATAGGGATCCTGGTAGCGAGCGTTCTCAGCCGTTGTGGTGCCTTCGGCGCCGTTGCGTTGGTCGATCGACTTCTGGATCGATGCCCGCTGATTAATCATCGTCCCCTGGACGGCCGCAGCATTGGCATTGCCGATCAGCTTGGCCAATTCCCCCTGGACGGATCCTGAATCATTGACGTTGATCCCGGCCTTGGTCAGCGCCGGAATGAGATACTTCTGCGTCCACGCGAAAGCATTGGCTCGATATTCATCGGCAGCAACGATCCCGTTTTCATCGCGGATCCCGATGCGCTTTTGCTCTTCGAAGTTATGCTTGCCGTTGCCGCCCCCGACGTTGCCCGTATACGCCTTGTTGAGAGAGCTCAAAGCAGTACCGGCGCCAGGCGCGGTCATGTCGACGCCGAGCGATGGAAGCAAGGCGATGAATTCATCGGAGGCGCCGGCAAAGGTTCCCTTGGCGCGGCGGGTCATGGAGAAGAAATCCGCCATGCTCATGTATTGGCCTTCGATCTGCGAGAACTTCACCCAATTCTCGAGGGCCGTCTTGAACCGTTCCTGCCCACCGGGGCCGGGTTTAATCAAGCCGGCAAGCTCGCCGCCCTTGGTGAACTTGGCCATGTCGCCGGTGATGTTGGATTCTTTGCCTTGCGTCTGCGCGATGACTTGCGCCCGAGCCAGGATCTTCGCAATCTCGATACCTTCATTGACGCCACCGGTTGCGGCGATCGCCGACTTTGTCAGCTCGAGATTTTCTGTGCCCGAGATCTGCGGGTACTTCATGGTGAGCGCTTGCGCGTTCGAAATCGCGGCGTTCTGGTCGGCGGCGCTGTAGCCGGTCTGCGCGAGGCGGTACTTCTCACGTTCCCAATCGGCCGATGCCTTGACGCCGCTCTTGAGAACGAGGCCGCCCATGTACGCGCCGGTGTAAGCGCCCATTGTGACGAGACCGACTTCCATCATCGACTTCATGTTCTTCGACCATGAGCGCGCTTTCTTCTCGGACTTGTCGAGCTCCGATCGCATCGCCTGCTGCTGCTGGACGAAATGCTGCAGCGTGGCGTTCTTCCAGTTTCCGAGCTCTGATTTCTTCAGCGCCTTGGAAAGATTGCGGGTCTCGATGTCGGCGTAGAGACTGTTCCACGCCATCTTCAGCTTGTCGAGATCCTTGGAGGAGGCGCCGAGCTTGTCGAGCTGCTGCGTAAACTTCCCACCCCAAGGCATCTCGTTGAGACGCTTCGCGGCCGACTCGATCTTCCCGAGGGCGCCGGTGATGTCGGCCGCGGATTTCTTAGCACCCGCGGAGCTTTCGTCTTTGAAGCGAAGGATGAGCTCGCCGATGAACGTCTTTGCCATAGTCCCTTACCTCTGCGCGATCCGCGTTTGGATGTAGATGTCGACGATCTTCATGTTGTAGGCTTCGACATACCACTCCAGTATTTTCAACCACTCCCAGGCGGTGACCTGGTCGATCGAGGTGGAGAACGTGGCGCTGACAAGCCCGACATATTGCCGCCAGGATCTCAGGTCGACTCGATTCCCTTCCTCATCCTTCGGGGCAAAAAATCCATTGCCGCCTCCGCGACGGCGTCGATGTCATCGGCATCCATGGCTTTCCAGACAGGAACCGGGCAATCGATGGCGGGAGGGAAGGGAGACTCTTCAGGCGTGCCCATCTTCTCGACGTACTCGTTGATCGCCGTCCCGGTGACACGGTGGACGCGGATCGCCGTGTAGAGCGTGCCGTCGTATTCGACAGGGTAGTCGAGATCGACGAACCGCTCGATGACCTTCGTGGTCACGATCTTGGCAAGCTTCGGGCCTTCCTCTGCAGCCGGCGGGGTCGCCGACTGCGTTGTCTGTGCTGCGATTTTGTCGGTCATTAGACACCCAATCCGATGTTGCGGGCGACGTCATTGAAGATCGGAACGCCATCGATGCGAACCCCACGCGGGCCGGCAAAGAGGTCGAAATAGAGCTTCTCGACGCCGTCGATGAAGAGCGAGTAGGAGACAACCTCTTTGATCATGTAGTCGGTGTCGAGGCCGTTGTCCTTGGTGAATTCGCCAACCTTGACCGAGATCATCCGGCCCTCGATAACCCCGAGAACAGGGATGTCGGCCTGTGTCTTTAGGTCATTCAAGTTGCCGCGTATCGTGTACTTCTTGCGGCGTGGCGAGCCGTTCATGAACTGGTTCATGACATCCGGCTGTATCCCGGCGAGCTTAAAGCTAAGCGTCATCGGGTCGAGGGAACGCATCCCGACGTCAACGGCCATGACGCCGCCGCCCGGGTTGTGAGCCTTCATCTTCTCATCGAGATCCGGCCACTTGATGCTGTTCAAGGTTAGGAACTGTGAGTTGTTCGGATCGTCGTCACCGGCAAACAAGTTGGCGGTGTCGAGATTGAGAATGGTTCCGGCCATTTCCGTGTTTCTCCAATTTCAAAGGCGACGCGCGGATTAGGCGGCGGCGAGGGTTCCGAGAGCGATCGAGATGTTCGACACGAGAGTCGTCAAAGCATCTGCGTAACGACGCGAGCTGATGGTCAGCAAGCGCAACGGCGCCGGCTCTTCCGCTTCGAACTGAAGCGTGAGGAAACCGAGGCGGAGCGACGCCGGGTCATTGGCGTTCGGATCGAAGCCGATCCGGAAATCAATGATGTGATTGTCCGCCCGCAGCCTGGAGAGGAAGGTCTCCATCGTGTTGACAACGGCCTGGACGGTCTGGAGCGTCAGATTGAACTTGCCGAGGTAGAACCGCAGCGTGCGGGTCAGCGACAATTCCATGTAGTCGCGGAGGCGGACCACGTTGGCAAAGAGCCATTGCGTATCCGACGACAGCGTGTCCGTGCCCCAAAATGTGAAGCCGCCGTCCGACAACGCACCATCGGAGCTGTCACCCTTCACCACGATACCGGCGTGGTTGAAGATGGCCGCCATCCCCGGGCTGGAATCGTTGGTGATGTCCAGGACGATCGCGGGTGACACCCCGACGATACCGAGGATCGGCTGGTTGGCGACGCAGTGCGAAGGGATGCCGCCGTTGGCATTGTCCTGCTGCGCGTAGAGAGCGGCGACGTAGGGCGACAGCGGCTTTGATACCGTGGAACCGGCAACCGTTACTAGTGCGCTCTGCTGCAGCGGGTGCAGCGTGTTCATGTCGCGGGGCAGCGTGCCGAGCCAGGTGAGCCAAGCCGAGTACGTGGTCGGGCCTTCCGGGATCCACTTCGCTTTCAGACGGCCGGCGATGGTTGGCATCGTCGCGCAGATCTGATTGCCGACGGCGCCAAGCGTTGCAGTCGCGGCGCCAGTGGTGCCGGATCCTGCGGTGAGCACGAGGGTCGGGGGAGTCGTGTAGCTCTTTCCCGGGTTCGTGATCTCGATCGACTGGATGGCCCCATCGGCGACGTGGGCGATGCCGGCGAAACCGGTGCCGCCGCCGCCCGTTGCGGTGACAGCGAAGTCAGCGGTGTAGTTGATACCCGGGGTGTTGATCGCGATGGAGGCGACGCCGTTCTCAGTCTGCGACGAGAAGCCAGGCACAACGAGCAGGCGCGGGGTGAGACCAAGGGTCTGCGGGCCCTCGAGCAGCGACCAGATGCCAGTGCCAGCGCCTTCGGACCCGAGCAGGTTCGTGATCTGGTTGGCGGTGACCGCATCGTACGTGACGCGGCAAACGACAACCTTGGCGGCCGCCGTGTTGTTCATCTGCGCCGAGATCGCCTTGATGGCATCAGCCAGCGTGCCGGTGGAGCCAAGCGCGGCGACCATGACGGCGTCATTGGTGTTGACCAGGACCGGCGTGTCCAGCGGGAACAGCGTCGCATTGGCAAGCGGGGCGGTGCCGACGACACCGATGACGGCCATGTCCGCGCCGATAACAGACTGCGGCGACAGGCCGTCGCGCAGCATCTTGATACCCATGACCTGAGTCATCGAGTTTTCTCCTATGTGGTTGGGGAATTATCGGCGAGGCGCCGGCTTGGGTGGACTTCAGTTTAGAGCGCCGAGGCGGCGATCCATAGTGCGTCGATCTGCGCCGACGTCATCCCTTGGGCGGCGCCGAACATTGCGACAAGCGGGTGCGAGCGCTGGAATGTGGTCGCTCCGGTCAGCACCATCCGCGCGCTGAATTGCTGCGCAGATGGAAGAGAGCCGATGAAGGTTTCCATCGCGGCCGGTATCGTCCCGACTTGAACAGCGGACAACGCTTCCGCCTGGGTAATCAAGCCCATGATCGAAAGCTCCTGAAAGAACTGCCGATCGCTGATCTGATCCGGAGTCGGCGGGGGAGGGGCGGCGTAGGGCGGGATCGTATTGCCCTCCGCTTCCCAATCGGCGATGGCTTGGCGGTGGGTGTTTCTTATGTCGTTGGGGACGGAGCTGGAGACGCCGTCTTCCTCTATTTGGATCGTGGTCATGGTAGGGTCGATAAACCCGATCACAGTCATCATGGTGCCAACTCGCTTTCTGCTAGCCACTGGAAACCAAAAAGGTTGTTAGCCGTCAGCGCATTATTGCCGCAATACGCCCGAAATGCTGTCTCGCAAACGCTGGAAACAGCCGTGTTGCCTTGGTTTGCCGAGGTTGAATAATTATAAAAAACACCAGCGGTTCCGGTTACGGCCGCCCACAATGTCAGGGTAGGGGAAACCCTTTTTCTAGTCCTGAATTTAGTGTAACCGGCCCCATGAAAAGTCTGCACATCTAACGATGTCTCAAACACTGGCCCGCTTCCTGAACTTCCTTGGAAGAGCCCGTAGTCGTATGACTTTTCGCAGTACCGTTCGCACTTCCGCAACGTCTCCCATAGCGACTCATTGGCGTGCGGGTCAGGCTCCAGGCTGACGTCGCCCTCGATGAGATCAAAACGAGATATGTCAAATGTTCCTGACAACTGGCCGAGCGAGCCTGTGCGCGCATTGAAACTTGATCCAGCGTCGAACCACATCGTCGGGATCAAGGCGTGATCGCCATTGGTTCCTAGCGTCTTACTATTGATCGGCGGGACGCTGATAACCAGTGCGAACTTCTGCCAGGACGTCGTCAAGGCGAGTCGCTGCGCCCCGATCGCGGTGACATCGGCGGATGGAGATCCGCCGGTGCCGAAATACTGGCGCATATCGAACGCCATGTTTTGCGCGACTGACGATCTAGCCCAAAATACCGCGGTGACCGTCTTGCCGGCGTAGGTATTGACGTCCTCGATCGGCCACGACTTTAGGACATAGTTGCCAGCGCCAGCGACGGATGTGACTGCGGTTCTGGAGAAGAACTTCGGGTTCCCAGGCACGGCCGTCTGCCCTGGGGTGAACGCCTGCTGAGAGTGCGTTTTTGTAGACCCGCTATGAAGGTCTGCGCTGCGATCTGCAGATCCGAACCCGTTCGCGGTCGACGACAGAGCGCGCTGCCAGATATCAAAGTTTCCATTGATGACCGCGCTTCGGTTCCCCTTGATCCCGGCGCCGTTGATCTGCGCGAGGCCGGAGATGTTGTGCCCGGCCATGGCGATATCGCCAGACATCGTCCCGCCGGACAGCGCCAGCTTCGTTGCGATCAGCGTTGTGATCGTCGTTGCGAAGTTGGCATCATCGCCAAGCGCGTCGGCGAGCTCCTTCAAGGTGTCGAGGCTCGCCGGCGATGAGTTGACCAGATTGGCAACGGCCCGGGCGACAAACGCGGTGTTTGCAAGCTTCGTGCTGTTGTCGGAAACGATCTGCGTCGGCGCCGTTGGCGAGACAAGGAAGGCAGGCGACGTCAGGAAGTTGACGAGGGCCGTCGTGATGAAGGCCGTCGTCGCTAGCGTGCCGCTGTTGTCGCCGGCCGTCGGGGTCGGCGCAGTGGGCGTCCCGGTGAAATGCGGAGAGACCGTTGACGTCGCCGCGGCAACCGCAGCGTAGAGAGCATCGATGTCAACGTCGACATCGATGATCGAAAGGATGAGGCGGGCGACGTCATCCAAGAGATTATTGGCGTTGTTCGGAAGCGGGTAGTTCCGATGCACCGTCCTGTTGTCAATGATGGTCACTGATCAGAGCCCCTTAAATCGTCCACGCGCGCAGATCGGCCACAGTCGGCCGAGCCGCCGGTGTCCCGGTTAATGTTAGCCGGAGCCTGCCAAGTGGCGCGGTGTACGGCGTCTTTTCGAAGGTCGTTTCCGTGTAGCCGCCGTCGATCGCAATGGCGGCGATCTGCGGCAGCGTGGTCCAGGTGTTTGTGGTTGGGTCCGCCTCGACTAGAAGCGAGGAGCCAACCGGCAGCTTCAAGGACATCACGGCATCAAGCTTGATCGCGGTTCCCATGGCCCAAGCATCGGACACATAGACGCCGTTTGCCTGCATGGTGCCGAAGATGGCCAGCAGATCCTTGCCGACAACCGGGCTCAACGTGGTCGATCCAGACAAGATCGCCTTGATCGTCACGTTGCCGGTAAAGAACGATGTCCGCTCCAAGACCTGGTCGGGGAGCACCCGGACCGTTGGTTCCGAACCGAAGGTGACATCGAAGGCAACCGAGGTGTCATCCGTTGGCAGGAAGATGTCACCCCGCATGATGAGATCGGAACAGTTGGTCACGGCGAAAACGCCGAGAGAAACCGTCTTTGATACCGGGTTGAAGACGGCACAGTTCAGCCGGAAGGTGATGTCGGAGTCCTGGTGGACGGTCCAGGTTTCCGCGTTTGATGACGAGAACCTGGTTCCAACCGTATAAGGCTGCGAGGCAATCCATTTCTGGTTGATCGCGTCGAACTGCCCGCGGTCGGCGATCGAGATCGCGTGCGTCGGATCGTTCGTCTTGATGACAAAGGCAAAGAACTGGTTCTCCGGCAAGTAGAACGGCACCGGGAAAACAAAGCTGGTCCATTGGTTCGCAAAGACCGTCGACATGTCGATCTCTGCCTGGGCGATCACGACTGGCGTCGGGAAGCCGTTCTCCATCGTCACAAACTCGACGATGACTGGTTTCGTGACGTCGCCGATGGCGCAGAACTTGATGTCGACCGAACTGATGTGCCGGCCGTCCACCAATACGAAGCTTTGCGCCTGCGGGTCCGGACCGCCGCGTTGCGTCACAAACGACTTCGCAGCGGCGGGATCAGACGACGCCTTGACCTGGACAACCGGCAAGCGGGCCGGCGGGTTGACCTGGTAGCGCTGGACCGACGTCACCTGTTGCAGCTCTGTGATCTCGAGCATGCCTTGGCCGGTAAACGTGGCGGCGCAGATCGCTCCGGATCCGCCGGTTGCGACAACAAGCTTGGAGCCTGAAGGCACGCCGGCCGGGATGACGAAGGAACCGGTAATGATGCCGGAACCGTTGGCGGTAAGCGGGCCGCCTGGGGTGACGTCATGATCGGCGAATACAAGCTTCGACAGCGTTTCGCCCACCCCGAATTTCGAGATGGTGAACCCGACGGTGATCTGGCGGAGATAGCGGATCGGCGCCGACGCCACGGAGGAAAGAACCGTGGTGTCGACGACGCGCTCCGTGTTGCCAGATCCGAAAACCTGGGTCTGTTCCGACAGCCAAACCGTCTGCTGCTGCGTCCAATAATCCTCTCCCGGGGTGATCGTGATGATCGCCGGCAGCGGGGTGAACGACATATACGGGTTGATCGGCGCGCACCCCGAAATCAAGGTCTGCGAGATCACGGTCTCCTGCTGGAAGTCCAGCATTAGAGGGCCTGAGGCCGAGATCGGCTGAAACGTCGGCGCGATCGGTATCTGGAATGATCCGTTGAAGACGGCGCCGTTCTGCCCGTAGCCGGCGTCGCGGAAGACGTCCGATGTCAATGGGTCACTGAAGACGCCATTGGCGGATCCGGCGGAGCGGATGTTGATGTCCAAGCTCTGCTTCTGCAGCGTGACCTCGTTGAGGAGGTTGAGCAGCTTGTTGTACATCCGGTCGATCAGCGGGAACGGGTAGGCGCGGATGCCGTCGTTCTTCACCGTCGGGGTGTTCAGCCAGTCATTGGTGATCGTTGCCAGCGACAGGATCACGGTCGGAACCTGAGGAGGCTGCGGTCTCGTCTGTGCCGATATCCCGGTCAAGTAGACGACGTTGCCGTCCTGGTCGAGGCCGATCTTATCGATCCTAGGCAGCTTGTAGGTATAGATCAGCAGCACGGTCGAACCGGTGACGCCGCCTGTCAAGGTGATCGTTGTTGGTGTCACGGCCGTCGGGGTGACCGCTACAAGGTACTGATAGGTGACCTGGTAGGACGATCCCGTCGTCGGCTGCGCGCCGCCTGAGGTCCAGTCGACGGCGTCGCCGACTTGGGAGTAGCTGGTCGGCGTCGTGTACGTTGTGACGCCCTGGACAACAGAAAGGATCGTGGTGACCCCGCTATCCGGAAGCGCGTCGACAGAACCGTTGACGCCCTTGGTGATCGTAACGGTTCGCTGCTTCGTCACGATGGCAGAATTGACCGCCGCGATCGGGAAGCGGCGCGTCGTGATAACCGCGGTTCCGGTGCCACCATCGGCAAAGGTGCTTGGCTCCGAGCTCACCGTCCCGAGATCCGGGTTTTCGACCTGGTTGAACAGGTTCGCCGAATTGCGGGTTGCCTTGAACCCCATGATGTTGGCGACGCCTTCAGCGATCGAAAACACCTGGGAGGATCCAGTCTTGCCGAGTGCGGACACATTGCAGCCGCGCACCACGTAGTTTTCGTGGGCGTCGTAGTCGTAGACCGCGATCTGCTGCTGGACGCCAGACAGAGTTGGAGGGGCGCTCTGCGCGACAACGACTCCATCCTTCATGTGGACATAGGCGAAGAAATCGCCGGTGCCGCCATCGGTGTCGAAGGCCCAAGAGAACGTCCAGATCGTCCGGATCGCCCCAGGCTCACCGTAGCTTTCGACGGCCGCGGCGACCAATCCGAGATAGATGGCGTCATCGTCTGAAGTCACGATGGTTTCGACGCGACGGAACCCCAAGGTAACGGCGCCGGTCATCGGGACAGCCGTCAGCGTTTTCGCAGCGATGGAGCGACGGCCGCCCTGGGCGTAGACTTCACCATCGGAGATGAACACGGTCGAGGCGCCGACGTTGACAACGATATCGCCACCGGAGAGCCGGTCACCGTCAGATGCGATCAGGTTGCCGATTGCTTTGCGCTTGTCGACCTCGATCGAGAAACCTTCATTGACATCGGCGCCCTGCGCGAAGGCTCCTTCCGGGTAATAGGTGCGCTCGATTTGCGGGCGTATCGGCCGGCGATCGCGGACCGCATCGTACTGCGGAAACAAGGTTGGGTCGAAAACGTTGGTGCCGTCGGTCATTTAGGGATCCTATCGCCGCTGGTCGGGCCGTAGAGAGACGAGGAGCGCGTTCCGCGGCCTGGAGGCTACGGCAGCACCAAATCCACGTTCACGAACTCACGGAATGTCTGTTGAAACTTCAAAGCGAGTGCGGCGGTGCCAACTTTGATCTGTCCCGAAGGGAATGTGATCTGTGACGGCAGCAGCCATTTTGTCCCGGGCTTCACCCCGGCAGCGGGGACGCCGCCGAAAACCATGGAAACCGAGGCAACGGTTGATCCGAAGCCGACGCCGAAGCCGGTCCGGATCTGATAGCGCACCGTTGCCGGCGTCGTGCCAATCCTGGTCGGGGCCATGAAGACAGGGGCGTAAGCGATGATCGTTCCCGTCGAATCGTAGAACCCGATATGCGCCACCTTCCGCTGCATCAGCCACGCTTTGAGCGCGACGGCATCGGTGACGCCGCTCCAGCCGATGCCGGGGGTCGACCATGTCAGCGTCGGCAACCATGTCAGCGGGTCGCCATTGTGGTAGTTGACCCCGAGCGCGGTCTCATCGCCGCCGGAAGCTGTGATCGAAACCTGCCATTGCCGGCCGTGCGACCACTTCACCTTTCCAGGCGGGAGAACGACGCCGGAGCTGTCGCCCCATATAGAGCGTCCCCACTTCGAACGTCCCCAGGTCAAGCCGCGGACATCGTAACCGTAGAAGCCGCGCCAGAACTCGGAACGCGCCCGATCGGAAACGTCGGCGAGATACTCGGCATCTGCCAGCAGTTTCGGCTCATTCGGTAGCGGCAAGGCGCCCATGTTGATCTGGTACAGATGCCAGCGGAGTCGACCGAGCACCTGGTCGAGCACGGCGGGCGAGCTGTAGCCGATCCACCCCAAGGCGTCGATAACAGCCTGCGGCGTGCCGCGGATCTCTTGCCATTCCCGCCCCTGGTCGATCAGGGCGTTGACATCGGTGAAATATGCCGAGATCGGGCCCAAGCCGTATTCGTGGATCAGGAACGGGGCGAGATCGGCGGCGATCGGCCGATGATACTTCCAACCATGCATGTAGGCGACGGCAGCAGCGGTTGGCGTCGTGATATCAAGCGCTTGCTCGAGGGTGAGCAAATAGTCCGTCGCATTGGTTGGAAGTATCGTTTCAAGGGTCAACGGGATCTTCCCATGTAGTTAAGCGTGATCGTCCCGAGCGCGATCGACGATACATCCGGCGCCACGGTGTCGATCGTTGGCGCGTTGATATGGACCTTCGAAACGCCAGATGGCGACAGCTTGGCATAGAGCCAGTTCAGATTGAGATCGAAGCCGATGCCGCCTTCCGTAACCCAGGCAATGGCCAGCACGCCGGAGAGGCCGTCGAAGACAGTCTGCGGCGCATCCGGCAACAGCCAGATATCGGCATTGATGTTGACGGTCTGCGTCGTCGAGGCGACAACGGAGAGCACGTCGTTCATGCCGCGAATATTCGAAGCGTTCACAACGGCAAGCACATTCGCCAAGATATCGGAAGTCGGGACGCCGCCATTGTCGGTCGACAGGATCCCGATGGTGAGCGCGGGGCCCAAGGTCGCCCGGAAAACCGAGACATCCTTGACGCGGACATCCGCGGTGCGCGCCCAATATTTGTACCAGTCTTCAGGGCCCGCCGAGGATGAGCCCTGATCCTTCAGGATGATGCGCTCTTTCAAGGCATCGTCGGTTTCGCCGGTCAACCGGGTGACGTCGTGATCGGCGGCCAGGTTGTCGAGATCTGTTCCCCAGGAGAACTTCAGCAAGTTGCTCTTAGCTGCATCGTTGATGCGGGAGCGGATGGCGAGCTCGCGATACGCCTGTGCCTCGATGGTGACAACCACCGGGTCCGTTTCCAGCATGGAGACGTCATAGGCCGGCAGATTGAGTCCTGGGTTAGCGGCGCGAACCGCTGCCCATAGCGTTGCGAACGTCGACTTCGCATCCGCAACGATGGTCTCGTAATCCAGCGGATCGATGATCTGCGGATCCGGCAGTGAGGAAAGGTCGATCGCCATTAATCCGCTCCGCTAAGTGTTACCGTGGTGCCATTGACGGAAACGAACGCTCGAGCCTGGACCCAATCGAGATGAGCATACGGCCGGTACTCACCGTTTAGGGTGAAGTTGCCGAACCCAAGCTGCGATAGGTCGTTCACTTCGAACTGGATGATCTTGAAGCGAGGCTCAAAGAGCTCTGTCAACATCCACATGATGTTGAACCACATCAAGACCGTCGGCTCATTCTGAGGTTTCCCGAGAAGCTTCAGGCCGGGGTTGCCGAACCATTCGCGCATGACGCGGTCACCTTGACGCGTCGAGAAGATCACCCCAAGCGACTGCTGGACATGATCCCATCCCTCGAGAACCCCACCGGTGACCTGGTCAACCCCGGCCATCGATTTAAACCGCCGGCTTCAAGGCCGGAGCGGGTGCGGGCGCCTCTGCTGCCGGGGTCGGAACCGCAGCCTTCTGGGTCTTGTAGACCTCGATTTCGCCGATGCGCAGCGGGTGTTCCGCCTGGAGATCGGACATCTCGATGGTCTCGCCGACGCCGGGGCTCTTCAGGCCGGCGACCATCTTGCCTTCGATAAGAACTGTGTACTTGGCCATGATTGGCTCCTCAGTTTGCGGGTGGGTCTGTCAAGGCGCCACCACGAAGGATGCCGCTATGCTTGTGTGTCTTGTCGACGGAATGCCCGTCGTGTTTCGAGTAGCCGCCGGTCTGATCTTTCCCGTCGGCCGAGAACCTCCAGGACGTCCCGCCAACCTCGAGGAGGAGATGGTCCTTGGCGATCGTCACCTTGACATCGCCGAAGGTCATGACGTTGGTTGCGGCATCCGTCGATGGGGACGGGTTCGCGTCGGTGAAGCCAGAAGGATGAAGGGTGCCTTGCTCGACATCCCCGTTCTCCGATCGGAGCGTCATCAACTGGTCTTTGACGGGCGGCTGATGGAATTTCAGGTCGCCCGCGATCTGTGCGTAGGGAACCCACGGCGACTTCACCTGGTTACCGTCGTCATCCTTGCCGATCTCGATGCGCGCGAGATGCTTCGTAGTGTCGACGTCCGTCACTTTGCCGGACATCTCGGATCCAGCTTGGCGACGTTGCGACTCGAGGAAGCGGATCATCACGTCGCGCAGCAATTCGGAGACGTCGGCGGCCTGGACTAGTGCCATTAGAGCGGCTCCGTTCCTGTTCCTGTCACCGTGATCGTGACGTCCTCGAGGATAGGCATGCCGCCAGTCGTCGGGTCCGCCGATCCGGGAACCGGCGCCAGACCTGTAGACGCGAAGTCCGCAGCGGTGAGGCCGGCGTTGTTGACGAAGGTCTGGTAGGGCTGAAGGCCAGCCGGGGTTTCGATCAGCGACTTGAAGAGATCCGCCAGCTTGATGCCGTCGGCGCCTTCGGTGCGCAGTTGCGCGTCGATCATCCGCCAGGCGATCATGCCGTCGACCGCGACGCCGAAGTCGGGATCCGGGATGGTATGGACCGAGTAGAGGATCTCCAGCGCGGGGACGCGGACACCGGTCTCGATCTGGATCAAAGCGTACTTCTCGATCTTTTTCGAGACTGAGATCACGATCTTGCGCCAGATCTCCAGCCAAGCGGAAAGCGATGTGTGCAGCGCGGCGTCGACTTGCCGGCCCATGATGTCGAGCGTTAACCCGGCCGACGTCGTATCCATGACGAAATCATAGGTGCCGTCGTCGATCTTTGTGACCCCTGGGGCGATGTAGACGAACACCTTTAGATCGAGCTGGCCCTTGTTGCCCTGGGTCGCTCTGCCCTCGATATCGAAGGTGGCGGCCTCGACGTAAACAGCGATAACCGGGATCTGGTTTCCGCCATTCTCACGAAGGACTTCAGCGATGGGGTCGATAGGTTGCCTAAGCACCCTAGAACCGGCCCACGTTGCGCCATTAAGCGTTTTCTCGGTCGCGATGACCAATGCTTGCGATACGAGGCTCATTGCGCCCTCGAGCATACGCAGATGATGCGGTTGATCCCGTCAGGATCGACGCGCGTCACCCGCAGTTTCGGGAAATTCGGGTCCGGGGTGTAGACCGGAGATCCAATGATGCCGGTGACGATAACCGCGGTGAGCAAGTCATCCGGCTTCGGCAGATCGGACGTTGTCGGAAACTTCTTGATGTCGAAGCTGACATGGTACTTTTCACCGGCGAGCTGCGGAACCAACCCGTCATAGCTGCCTTCGACTTTCAGCGTCACCGTTACTGGGTTGACGTCGATGATGCCGGTGACAACAAGAGGAGCCCGAGATCCATCCGCAACCGCTCCGAAATACGATCCCTTCGTCATCCGCTCGATGAGGATTTGGTCCCCATAGAAGGCGTCGATGCGTTCAGAGGTGCGCGGTTCGTAGAGGCTGCGGAAGGTGGACATCGGGCTCTCTCCGGTTTCAGACTTTAGCCGTTAAGACCCTTTGCGGCCGGACATGATGACCCGAGGACGAACGCAGTAATGCAGTACGTTCGACTGGAATTCCATGTTCATGCCCTTGTCGTTGTGCATCCGGAATACCTTCGAATACAAACGCTGGCCTTCAGTGTTGACGGTTTCGATGTAGTCAGCCGGCGCATAGACGGACCGGAAGAGATCCGGGGTGCCAATCGGGATGAAGTACACCTTGTCGGTAGTGATCCCGACGCTCTGGCCACCACGGTAGTTAACCCAGGTGATACCAAAGATTTTGAATTCGGCCCAAATGCCGCCGTTCTGGCCGGTGCCGACGATTGGCGCGCGCAGATTGACCGCTTCGGACCAATTGACGAACGTCTTCTCGACTTCGTTGTGCGTGGTGAGCGCGTCGTAGAAGGTGTCCGAGCAGATCGCCAGGATCCCGGAGAAGGGGATACCGTCGAGGGTCGTCCCCATGGCGCGAACCACGGAGGCGCAAAGCTTCCGGAGGGCGCCGCGGGCCGGGGAGGCGTTGTCGAGGTCGAAGGCGATTTCGACCGGGGCCGCTTCGCCGAACTCGGCGTAGAAGTCATAGATCAGCGTGCCGTCGGCGTCGAAAACCTTGCCCTGGGTAACAACGGCAAGCTTCTGCTTTTCTTCGGTGAGCGCGAAGGACTGAGAAACTTCACCGGCGCGGCGGGCGATGCGGGACTGCAGCATTTCGGTCGCAACCGGGTCGGAGAAGGCGCGAACCTGCTGAACTTCATCAGCGTAGATCGCATCGTCGACCTGGTAGTGGGGAACCGAGAGCTTGCGCATCTGGCGGCGGTTCTTGCCGAAGGTCTGTCCGACGCCGCCGCGAGGGCTGGAGCCGACGACGAAGATCTGCTGATCCGCGTCCTTTTCGATGACAACGTCCGTCGTGTTGACGGTCTGTTCCCGGAAGATGCCCAAGCTCGAGATGTAGCTTGGTACATATTTGATTTCCTTCATGGCGGTTGCCATGGAGGTGACGCGGAAGGCGTCCTGATTGAAGATGTCGAACATGTCGGCCATTGACGTAATTTCTCCTCAGCCAATCCGCGCGTGACGGGGCTATGTTGGGCGTGACGGGTTGTGGGTGGGGGAAGTCCCGCGGGTTAGAAGCGGACCTTGACGTTCTTGACGCCGAGCGCCTGGATGGCGTCCTGCTTCTGCGCCGCAGTGATGCCAGCCGGCCATGCGATGCAGTTACCGTTCAGCTCGCAACTCGCGTTGAGAACGGAGATCTTCTTCGTGTTCACGCCATCGGTGACAACCGGATAAGGCGAGTATCCGACGGGGTTCTGCGAACCATCGGTGCCGGCCGGGTTGAAGGCGACGTACTGGAAGTCGTCGGCGTTGGCCGCGACCTGGAAGAGGAACTGGTCGCCAAGCACGAAGTCGGTCGAACCGTCGGCGATCGTGAACTTGATTTCCTTGTTGAAAAGGACACCAACCTGGGCTTCACCCAAGCTCTTGCCGCTTGGATCTTCGACAAGGAACGTGCCGGCGTTGGCGGCAACCGTGATGCACGTCAGACGGTAGTTTCCGTCCTGGACCATGCTGTTCACAGCCGGGGAGGCCGGGGTCATGACGCCGTTGCCAGTGCCGGTGAACGACTGAGTGACGTCGACACCAGCGACGATCGCCAGCTTGGACACCAAGCCGTTCATAAGCACGGTCTGCGAAAGAGCGACGATGCCATTGTCGCGAGACAAGTGGAAGTTTGCCTCGCTCATGATGGCTTCACCCCAACGGGCGGATTCAGTAAATACGGTCATCGAAAAAGAACTCCTGTTGCGGAAGGGCTGCGATTAAGCGCCGATGCGAGCGTTGACGGTCTTGACGGCTTTAGCCCAACTGGCTGCAGCGTCGGGCTTTTCGGCGCCGGTCTGACCTGGTTGGCCAAGACCGAGGGCGCCGGCGTCGCGCTTGGATGCCTCGAAAGCGGCGGCGGCGGCAGCGGGATCGACGGCGGGCGGGACGACGACGGCGGGAGCTTCCGGAGCGTCTGCCTTGGCAGAGGTCAGGATCTTGACGGCGTCTTCGGCCGACATCTTCGTCTCGTAAGCGAGGTGCGAAGCGAGGGTCGGCATGGCCTTCCCGGCGTCGGATGCAAGGATCGCCTTCATGCGAGCCTGTGCTTTTGCTGCTGCCGCTTCTTCGATCGCAGCAGCGTCTATGGTGGTTTCGTCGGCCATGGAAAGCCCTCCGTATGAGCGTTGGTTTGCAGTCCGGCGTTTACCGTCCTGGATGATGGTGGCGAGGACGCCTTCGAACTGCCCGATACCATCGGCCATTCCTGAAGCGACGGCATCCGCCCCGATTTTCATTCCGCCGGCGCCAAACTTGGCGACAACGTCCTCTGCGGTGACCTTGCGATACGAGGCCACCTTGTTGATGAAGACATCCCCAAGCGCATCAACCATGGCTTGGATATGCGAGGCTCCTGCCTCCGTGGTCGGGTCGGGTCGCTTGTTCGGCGACTTCGATGACACGAATTGCAGTTTCCGAACCCCGCGCTTTTCATCAGAAGCGGAGGTGTCTGTGATGCCTAGAACGACGCCGATGGAACCAACCATCGAGCCTTCGGACAGGTAAACCTTGCCGCCAGCCGCCGCGATCCAGTAGGCCGCCGAGGCGCCCATTCCGGAGACGAAGGAGGTCACCGGCTTGATCTTGTTGGCGGCATGAACTGCGGCCGCGAATTCATCGGCGCCGCTTGCCTCTCCACCGGGGCTGTCGACAAGCATTGCGATCGAGTGGATCGACGGATCGTCGAGCGCGACCTGGAGATCCTTGGCGAGCGTGGCATACGATGTCGCACCGGACATCGCCGTCATGAAATTCGCCTTCTTGAACAGCGGTCCCTCGACGTAGAGGAGGCCGACACCGTCTCGAGCTTTGAGGCGGTCGCCCTTTTCCACGCTTTGCGCCCGATATGCCTCGAGCAGCTCCGGCGTGGTCTCATTGGCGCGTTCGGCGATCGAGACGAGGTTGTCGACGGCATCGGGCCACATCGCCCATCCGGAGGCGGCGGCGAAGTCGATGAAGTGTTTCGTCATGGACATCCCCCTCCGCCTGTGCCCCACCAGCCGCCAGGGCCGCAGGGTCCGCGCGCGCCCGCCGTGATGGCAAAGCGCTTCCTTGTTGTGCCGTTTTGGGCGGAGCAATCGGCCTCGAGCTGCGCGATCAGGGCGGCGACGTCACCGATGTCCGGAGGCGAGAATTCGGTATCCCGATCCCGGAACTTGATCCGCTTGACGCCGCCCTCGACGCGCAACTGCATGTAGACCGGCCGTAGAACCGCAAGAGCGGCGCATGGGTCGTAAGGCTCCGCGGCGAAGATCGAATAGTCGATCGCCATTTAGGTCTCCTCTTCGAGCTCCGCGTCGGCGTCTGCCGAAGCGGATGATGCCGGGGCGCCGACTTTCTTCCCCGGGACCGGAGCGTCTGGTTTCGCGGCGAGCTCTTTGTCCAGCTCCGCGACCTTGTCGGCCGTTTCCGGTTGCGGGACGATGGCCTGGATCCAGGGACGCGGCATCTCGAGCTCATCCGCCAAGCGGTTCTCTTCGGCGCGCTGGCGCATGTCCTCATCCCAATCGCGGCCGTAAGCTGCGGAGATCTCCGACAGCGTGGTGCCTTGGATCTTGTGAAGGACTTCATGGCTGCGCGCCGCTTTGAAGTCGTCGGCCTGAGGCTGCGATGGTCCGGACCAGGAACCCATGTTCGCGGCGTCGCGGTTGGCGATATAGGCGAAATACCCGCCCGGGAACGGGATGCGCCCGGTCTGGATTTCTTCGTCCAGCCAGGTCGACTTAACCGCTTCGCAGAACGGGATGATCAGATTGGCCCGACGGCGTAGAACCGTGAGCCAAGCTTCAGCGCCCGCCATGCGGATCGATGAGTAAGTAGCGCCGCGATAGTCGCCCGTTGCGCTCTCATAGGTGACGCCGCAGCCTGCAGCGACTTCTCGCATCAGCCACCCCATGAAGGCGTCGTACTGCTGCCCGGGCTGCTTTGCCTCCGTGAAGGTCAACTCATCATTCGGGAAGAGCTGCGCGATGCGACCGTGTTGGGTGAGGTCGATCGAGGAACCGTCGTACCATTGGCGCTGCGCTTCCGCGAAGTCCTCGAGGTCGAACATGCCGGTGCCCTTGCCGTCCTGCTTGGTCATCAGACCGTCGAAGGCGCCTTGGCCGGTGATGTTGGTCTTGATAACCGCGGCAAAGATCGTCTGGATCAGAGCCGAAGTCAGCGTCGCATCGGCGTACTGGTCGACTTGGCGAACTACTTTCAGGATGTTCGCCATCGGCGAGATCCCTCGAGTCGTCGCCAGGGCGGAGTCGAAGATGTGAAGCACTTGCGGGCGGCCATCGCGATCGTTGGCGGCGAACTGCTGTTCCTGCCATCCGAGAAGGGCGGAGAATTTGCGGATCGTGTACTCCTGGGGGAAACCCCAATCGTCGACCTTGACGCCCTGGACGATGTTGGTGCCGTTCGACAGATGCGACAACCGTGTCGGCGGAAGCATCAAAACACGCCCGAGGCGCAACGAACCGGGCCGGCGGATCAACGGCTGCATCGCCAGGATCTCGCCGAAGCACTTGTAGGAGGCGAAAGCGGCCTGCTGCATTTTGTCGAAGGTCATCTTGCCCGAGGCGTCGCATTCGGCCGGGTTCTGTCCCCAGGCGCGGAAGCGCTTTTCGACCATTCGCGCCCACTTCGATGCATCTTCCGGCGTCCAGTTCAGCGATATCGGGTCGGGCCTGGAAAGCCAGCGGAGACCGGTGCCGACAACGGATCCGGTTTCCGTCTCGAGGATCTTGGTCAAGAACCCCGAATTGTGGATGCCATCGACGCTTCGTGCCGCGGCCTCATGCCATGACAGCGCGATATCGGCTTGCGCTTCACGGAGCTGCGGGCGCCACGAATTCAGCAGCGCGCCGCCGCCGTTGCCATGCCGGCCGCCCTGGAAGAAAGCGGACTTCGGCGTCGGGGCGCCGCCCGACGGCTTCATAAACGCCCGGTATGCTTCCTTGAGGCCCATTTTCACTTCCTGTGCATTTTGGAGACGATGTCCTTCAGGCTCCTCTTTGGTGGAGCGTCGCCCTTGAGCTCGAGGTATCGCTTCTCATAGTTGAAATTGCAGAGGTATTTGACCGCCAAGGCGTAAACCACGGTGTCAAGCGCTTCTGCTTTTCGATTGCCGATCCGCTCGAATTGCTCGATCGGGCGGCCCTGTTTGTAGACGAGGACACGACGTTCCGCGTTGAGCTGGAGGAAGTAATCCTCTGTCAACGTGTTGCTGAAACGGAACGCTTGCGACTCCGTTTTTTCCTTCGGAAGGGTGGCAAGGATGTCGAGTTTCACCTGGTCGACGCCGATCAGATAGAGCGGGGCGGTCCGGTTTCTGCGCTTCACCTTGGAGACCTCGATCACCTTGCGGGGACCGGCGACGCCCTTGATGGCGACGATTTTCTGTCCCTGTGTGTGCTCGACGAAGTCGTAGACGTTCTGCGTCCTGTTACCGTCACCGGAGTCGACGCCGGCGGCCTCGATGCCGATGGTCCCGCCGAGTGGATGTTGCCACTTCGTCATCAGGACTGAATGAACCTCATCCCAGGTCGTATCGAGGTTGGTGCCGCCGTAGACGACGTGATGGCCAAGGATGTAGCGATGCGACGGGCTATGACCGACGAAGGTCATTTCGACGCGATCGACCTGGACGTCAACGCCGGCTGTGATGTAGCCGACTTCCACCGGGATCTTCTCTTCCCATTGGCCGGATCCAAGCTCGAGCCTGAGACCAAAGGGTTCGCAACGAGCCATCAGCATGGTTTCGTTTACATAGTCGATCGCGGCCGAATAGACTTGGCCAAGGACGGTGTTCGTGAAAACCTGCATGGCCGAGGCGCCCTGCTTCACGGCGTTCTCATATTCCGTGACAAGCATTGCCCATCGGACGTTGGAGAACATCGAGATCAGTGCGTTGAGCCGGAAACCGGCATGTCCATTGACCTCAGGCTTCGTTGCCCGCCATTCGCCGGCCTCGACCATCTGAGGCTTGTATTTTTCCTCGATCTCGACGCCGCAGTTCGGGCAGTTGGCGACAACCGTCTCCGGCTGGCCAGGCTTCCAGTCCAGGTGTTCCCACATCAGTTCGAAGGGAACGCTGCAATGAACGCACGGAATTTCGAAAACGCGCTGGTCGCTCTCGTTGTACCGGGTGATGATGATGGAGGTGGCATCATCAACTGGCGTAGATCCCATCACGATCTTGCGATCTGGATAGGAGTCCGTGCGCTTCTCCGCGATCTTCAACGGATCACCTTCTGAGGTGATTTTCATCCCGTCGACTTCGTCGCAGAACAGGTATTTCGCCGAGTGACGGCGAAGATTGCGTGGCGCCGCGGCTGCGATCGCCTTCAGTGAGCCGCCGCCGGCAAAGGACCGGTGCGTCAAGGTGTTCCTACCGTCGAAACGGCCGGATCTCATCAGGCCGCGAAGCCTGGGGCTTTCCTTGAAGGCCGGGTCGACCTCGTCAACCATGATCCCGCGGGCGTCGTCGTCCGTCGGCATCAACAGGATGATCGGCGACGGATCGTTGTCGGCAATGGCGCCGATCGCGGCGATAAGCGACTTCGTGTAACCCGTTCGGGTCGGCTTGATGACCGAAACGCGAGGGAAAAGCGGGTCACCGATGGCATCAAGGATCCCGCGCTGGAATTTCCAGGGGCGAAACCGCCCGGTATCGGCGGAGGCGACGGCGGAAAGCCTGAAATTGGCGATCGCCCATTCGGAGTAGCTCATCTCCACCGGCGGTGTCAGCGCCGCGGAGATGTCCTTGAACAGCGATTTGACGGCTGCGCTAGCTCTTGAGGACATCGGCATCTCCCCCTACGACGGACGCGCGGATCTCTGCAGCCATGTCCAGGAGCATGTCCTTGGCGATCGTTGTCAGCGTCGCTTGGTCATGGGCCGTCAGATGCGGGATCTTGGCTCTAGCCTTCGTCGGGAAGGTCAAAAACGCCTGCTTCACAAGGCCGGCGAACGTCGACCACGCCTCAGAGACTTCATCGAGCTGCAGGATCTCGCCCTGGAGCTCTTTCAGCTTCAGCTCACGGATCTGGCGCTCGATCTTCTCGATCTTGCCGCGCTCTTCAGCCGCTACCGATTGGACTTCCTTGGCGCGACCGGATGCCGCGAGCCGGAGGTTTCCGATATAGGCTTCCATCGACGGAATTGTCCGGTATGTCCCGGCCTTGGCGCCACGGACAAGAACGCCGCGAGCATTTTGGTCATGAAGCGCGCGAACCGAGAGGTTGAGGAGGATCGAAAGCTCTGTGATCGTACAGAATTCATGGATCCACGCTCCTCTCGAGGGTTGCTCCGGTGGCTTTGCAGGCTTTGCCGGGGCTTTCTTTTTGGTCTTGGTTTTCGCCGACGTAACTTTTTTCGCCCTCGTTTGAGGGACGGTTTCTGTCTCATCGACGGCTTTGGGTGCTGCCTTAGCCATCTTCAGGTTCCTAAAACGCGGATGACTTGAGCCATGACCCTCCGCTCGAGGTCCATAGCTGCATACCGCTCCGCAGCGGGTGCGTTTGGGCGCTCCGGTTTTGCCAGCTCATTCGCCAGGACCGGGGCATAAAGGGTGCGCAAGCCCGATCGCGGGTCCGAATGAACCCGTCGGATCACGACTTGGCCGTTGGCGATGAAGGCGCCAGGGAATTGCCGGCGGACATTCCAGCCAGTCGCTTCCGCGCCTTTCATGCTCGAAACTGATCCCCCCATTTGGCCATCAGCGAAGGGGTTCAAATCCCTTGTCCAGACGGCGTTTCCGTACTCCGCGAGGGGGATCGCGACGTCGGCCGTTCTGATGATCGCAGTGTTGACGGATCCGGAGGCTGATGCCTTGATCAGCTTCGTCTTGCCGCCGACACGGCCCTTGGGGATCCCGGTATAGGCAACCATGCGGTTGACCGACTGCTTCCGCTGTTCGCCGGCATGCTCATTCAATCCGACGATCGCGGCCGCCTTCAACTCCGGAGAGCCGAGCTTGTGCAGGAAGGTGATGAGATCCTTCGATTGGTGGACTTCTGCCGTAACTTTCATTTTTCACACTCACGCGCTATATTCCGGCATGCGTGGAGTCGCCGCGCGGCAAGGAAACCGAGGGTTCGGGCATGATCCGGTTTAAGGAAATCGCTCCAGCGAAACGCACGAAGCAGGCGAAGGTGAAGAAGCCGACGAAGGCGCAGATCAATGCGCTCAAAGCTGCGATCGGGACCGGCGATCTGAAATCACCGAAGAAACTTGTTAGCTTGCGCCTCGATCAGGACGTCGTCTTCATGTTGAAGAGCATCAACGGAGAAGGCTGGACCTCAAAGGTCAACAGCGTTCTCCGGACCGATCTCGGCATCTAAGAGCCTATTAGCTCTTTTTGCGCATCGACGTATTGATGGTGACGTTCGCATGAAGAAATTCCTCAGGCGAGTCATACTTCCAGCCAACCGAACCGTTCATGCTAACGGCGATTTCCTCGCCTTCCTTGGGATCAGCCAAGAGGCGGACCAAGGTTTGGGCGGCAACAACCGCGGCTTCCCTGTCCGCAACGTGACTCGGCTGCGCCAGGACAACTTCGTCGAACTTCTCTCTGATCTTGTGGGTAGCTTCCTGCTTTGTGTCCGCCGTTACTGAAAACGAATAGCTCATTGGATTTTTCCTTCCATCGTGGAACTTTGAAACGAAGATCTCCCCCATACGCAGCACTGGATGGGGGAGATCTCCGCCTGTTTCGGGTTTCGTACCCCCGAACTTTTAAAGCTTGATCGCGATCGACTTCACGAACGCAACGGCCTCATCGAACCCCTTCGGTACAGGGGTGCCGTCGATCGGGATCAGCGCTTTGACCTTGGCAAAAGCGGCGTCGGCATCCGTCGTCGTCGCCGTCACAGCATCCACGATACGATCCCAGGACGAATGAACCGTTGCGACGACGTTTATAGTCTTTCGGAGTTGCTCGAGGCGAGCGACTACTTCCGCAATCGGGTCGGTTGGCTTTCCTGCAGACAAAGAGGCGGCAGGGGCGCTTTGGGTCGCCGAAGCCGCAAAGGACTGGATAGTTGCCGGCGCCGTCGACTCCGCCGTTGATGCTGCGCCAGGCGCAACCACCCGCTCGACTGCGGCGATGGCTGCGGAGACGCCGCGCTTCGTGTCTTCCTCGATTTTGTCAAGAATGCTCATTTATTGCTCCATAACGGCGCGATGGCCGGAAGGAACCCGAGAGTGATGCAAACAACGATAAGAACGCACAACAAGGCCACCGTCATAGCTTTCGTCGGATTCATGGGTTGAAGTCCTCTTTTCGAGAGGGGTCGAACCCCGCCAGGCACGATTGCTTGGCGAGGGCTCTGTCCTTTGCACGGTCCGTGATGCGAACAATTCGCTGGTGCAGATGAATATGTTCCGGACCGCTTAGGGATGCCGGACCATGCAGATCTTAGGACTGCTGGTCAAGCTTTGGGGCTTCTTCGTCGACAGGGTCCGTGCCGAAAGCCGGATCAGACATCGTTTCGGCAACCGGCGTTTCAACCGGAGCCTCGACCACTTCAGGGACAGCCACTTCAGCCGCAACTTCTACCGGCGCCTCGACAACGGCGGCCGGGATTTCTTCAGGTGCCGGGGTTTCTACGACTTCCTGGACGACAGGAGCCGTTTCGACGGACACTTCTTCGATCGGAGCAGCTTCGACGGCAACCGGGGCTACTTCAGCAGCGACCGGGGCAGTTTCGACGACAGCGGCCTCAACAGGGGTTTCCGCCGGGGTTTCGGCCACAACAGCGGCCGGAGCCGGCTCAACCGGGGCTTCGACTACTGCAGGCGTTTCTTCAGCAGAATCAGCAACGTGCACGTCATCCGTAGCGACAAGAGCGCCAGGGTTCGTGACCTCGACAGCGGTAATGACGCCATCGGTGACAACGGGGACGGCAACAGGGGTGTCGACGGCGGCCGGAGCGGCATCAGCGGCCGGAGTGGCGGCGACAACAGCAGCAACCGGCGAGGTTTCATCGACGATCTGGTTCGTTTCCGGGTCGATCTTGACAACCTGGTCGATCAGCGGATCCGGGATGGGATCTCCGGTGATTTCCGATACCTTCTGCGCATCGGCGAGATCGGCGGCGGCAGAGGCTTCGTCATCGTAGCTCACAGCAGCCATTTCTTCCGGCTGGACTTCATGGATGAGGACGTCGGCTCCGCGGTGAACGTAGATCGTCTGGTTGCCGTCGACATCGATGCGCTGCGTCGAGAGGATGTCGCCAGTCTTCGGATCCTTGAAGACGAGGTCGACGGGCCAGCCGTGGCCAGCATTGACGATTACTGAGGTGGTCATGGGTTTCTCCTGAGATTAGCCCATTTGGGCCTGGGGCAAGTGGGCCGCTGTTTTGCCGGACCTAACGAATCCGGCGAGGCATTTCCCTCGCGGCGTCTCCTCTGCGGGTATTTTTGGCTCCCCGAGTGGCAACTACATCCACCCTCTTGCGCGGCGACCGGTTTTGCTTCCGGAAGCGGGGAAGGCTCAATCGAGGTGACGGCCTCGAGAGCGCATTAGTTTTTGGCGTAGACCTTCATCAGGGGCTTAACCCAAAGATCGTCCCGCTTCAGTTTGGCTTTTGCCGCATTGAAGGCGATCGTGCAATCCCGGCCGCGGACCTCGCCGATTTTCGCGATCACGCCTTCGATCCAAGCGTATACGCCGTAGGTTTTTGTCTTTCCGGCCATTTCGAGCTCCGAGCGACATACACGTCCTGATAGCGGATCGAACGTTTTCAAGGACATCGCCAAAAAACACGTTGTATCCGCCCGGTGGATGGGTGCCATTTTCGTATTACGCCGCGGCGGCTTTACAACCGTTTTGCAACCCGGGAGGCCAGGTCGTTTTGTTCTGGCATTTCTTCCAGGCGAGATCGGTCGCCTTCCATCTCGAGGCGCCTTTTGCCTGATAATGGAGTTGCCAAGCCTTGAAGCGGCCGCCATCGGAAAATCCGCCAAACCACATGCAAGGCATCGATTTCTCCAGGGTTTCCAGGGGTACGAGATGATCTCCCCTTACATTTTTCAATTTGCGCGACAGAACGGGAGGCTGCGCTCCGCTCTGCCCGCACCCGATAAACGGTCCCTAATGCGCCTTTTCGTGCCCATAGCGCGTCGCTGGCGGCGTGCGTGGCACTGTCATAGGTGTTGATGGCCGCCGACGGCACACGCTCGCCCTTGAGGCGCTATGACACGAGATCATGTCGACGTGCATCATGGGTCATGGCCGATATGGGCTATGGGGTAGGGTGGATATGGGTTCGTGGCCGATCAGGTCGACGCAAGCGCAACGCTTGTCTGTCCCCTTGTCATGTGTCGCCATCATATCCGTTTGTGCATGCCGTATTGCCGTTTCATCGGGGCGACGTCAAAGGGCGCAGCGAGTCAGCGTGCATTGGCTCGTGTGGACACGTGGCCTAGTCATATACGCCTATAGGGCTATTCGTTTCCTGTTATCCGTGACGGCCGAGTCGGCGAGCGACATCCACGTTGGCGTATTGCCGGAGTATTGGAGCGCAGCAAGTGGTGTCGGCGAGCGCGGTCTCGTCTGTCCAGTCGGCGAGCGTCGCTTTATCAGGGATAGGCGTTGTTTCGCCCATAGCGGGCCAAGGGCGCGTTTCGTGGTCTTTCCGGCATCATGTATCGGAAAAGTCGGCCGTCGCATTTCGCTTGATTTCATTACTCTTTTCGCCGGAGTGCATAGACCTATACATTTTGTCACTTCACCCCCTTGGCATTCCCGCAAAAAGGTATACATTTCCATTCAACGGCTCGCTTGTGAGTCTGGTTTGAAAGGTCTCTCCCATGCTCTCCTTCCTTCAGTCTTTCTTGAACGTCTCTGTCCAGCAAGTCGGCGGTCTCATCCATTGGCGCGTCGGCCGCGTCGGCGGTTCGTTCTACGTGTCGTCGCCAGTGACAGACCGTGCGCGCACCGCTCGCCTTGTCGAGCGTGCTGCTATGGCCGCCCTCGTCCGGTCTTTAGACGGTTTTAACCCTTTGTATGCATAGTCGCTTGGCAAGCCGCAGTGACGCGCGGCTTATCTGGCGATTGTGCCAAACTGGAAAAGGAAACATCTGCTATGCGCGCTCTTCTCATCTCATCCGCTTTCGTCGCTCTTTCCGCCTTCTCCGCCGTTGCAGCTCCGGCCGCTGACTTGCCTTCGCAGTTCAAGGCGGTTTGCGCATCCAAGGCGCATCTCTCCGAACATTTGGCCGCCGCATGCAAGGGCGCAGCTCCGGAAGGCATCAAGGACGGCTCGCGTTTCAAGGCGCAAGGGATCGGGGCGGAGCTCAACACCCTTTACGCCAACATTGCCTTTTTCGGCGAGAACGAAGCAACTCAGAACTAAGGCGCGCTTCAGTGTCGCGGCCGCGTCATGGCCGCGCATCTGAAACGAACCCGTTTCCATCGCAACAAAGGAGCGAACCCCATGGCCCGCATTTCTATCGACAACTCAGGCGACATTTTCAACTCGGCCGTCACCATTGCGGAGCTGGCGCAGTTCACGCCTATCCTTGCGGAGCGCAGTGACCGCTTGCATGTCTACGAAGTCGAAAGCGCCATGCGTGCGGAGTGGAAACACGAGATCGCAGAAAGCGAGATGGAGTATTTGACCGGTTGCACGTTCATATTCAAGGACGGTTCGCGGCTTGACGTTGCAGCGTGGGCGGAAAGCGCATGGTTGCAGTAGGAACGGCTTAGGTGTCGCCAGCCGCAGCGCTGGCGCATCCTCAACCGCTCGCAACAAAGGAAAGCAAGCCATGTCCAACGCCTTCGCACATCGCATCTCCGCCGAAACTCCGCAGTTGTATCATGCCGACGGCCGCCCGGTTTCCGCTGGCGACGCGGTCACGTCATTTCGTGGCGAGTCCTTTGTTGTGAGCGGCTGGCCGAACAACGGGCATAACCGCGTATGGGTTATGACGGCGGACCATGACGAAAACGAACAAAGCACGGAGTATTTCCCATCGGTCTTTAACCTTGTATGGGGACCGCTCGTTACGGGCAACATTCCCGCCGCTCCGGTTGAACCGTTGCCAGCGCGCGAACCGGCTTATTACCTTTTGGCGACACGAGACGAAAACCGCTTCTCTGTCCAGTTCGGCGACTTCATCAAGTCCCTAGTGGTTGCGGAGCGTCGCGACTATATCGACGGCTCGCAAGGCTACAAAAGCGCGGACGTAGTGGTTATTAAAGCCGCTAGCGCTCTTCAGTCGGATTGCGACGCTGCGGTAGCGGAGTTGAACGCGACGTTGCCGTATACGCCTCCGGAGGCATACGACGCGCTGAAGTCCTATGCGGCGGAGTATGGCCGCAAGTGGAAAGACGCCTTGGCGCTGGACTGGTATCGAGCGCGCGCCATTGGCGAGCGTGGCACGGTCTTGCATGGCCTCCGCAACCATCCGCGTTTTGGCGCTGAAGGTCTCATCAAGTTTCGGTTTTAGGAGCGCTCGACATGTTCAAGCAAGGCGACAAGGTCACCTATTCGAACTACGGCGCGACGCGCGAGGGCGTGGTCTCTCATATGAGCCGCGACGGCAAGATTGTGTTTCTCATCGGCGGCAAGTGGTTGCACGCCATCTCTGTCGCGAAAGGCTGAAGTCATGTCAAAACCCGTCCTCATCATTGGCGCCCTCGCTTTCGCGGCATCGTTCGCGTTGGCAGCTCCGGCCGCTCCAGGTGCGCGCTATGAGCTCATCACGTTCCACGGTTCGGAGTCCGACATTTCAGACCATGGCTTGACCATGCAAGATTGTGTCGACGCCATCGAAGCGGCTCGCATCTCCGGAGTTGTGGCAACGTGCCGAACGGAGCGCGTAAAGCGGCCGGAGGGCGTCAAGGGCGCGATCTCTGAGGAAAGCGCGGCTACCGTGGCTGAAAGCGCGCAACGCGTCGTACGGGGTTCTATGGGCGAAAGCGCGAAAACGGCGGGTTTCCACGGTTTCGGCGAGAAAACGGCGGCCGCCACCCCCTAGTTTCAGGGGTCTAAAAACAATTGCCAGCCGGAAAATTTCCGACGGCACGAAATTTCTTGCGTTAATGCAGCGTCGCGTTTCTTTCTTTGCGCTGCACTAATCCGGCAATTTCGCCGATTATGAAGGAAAGACCATGTCTTACATGCATCCTATCTATGCCAATCAGACCGCTCGTTTTGACGGAAGCGCACGCGCTTTGACTGAGGATGAAATGCGCAAAGTTGCGCCTTCGATCTTTGCGGTTGAAAAGCACGATAGCCGCAGCGATCGTTTCCAGCCTATCCCAACAATCGAGATCGTTCGCGCTCTTCAGTCCGAAGGCTTTTCGCCAGTTGGCGCGAAACAGGGCGGCACACGCGACGAAACCCGCCGCGACTTCACAAAGCATATGCTCCGCTTCCGTCGCTTGGATCAGGATCAGAAATTCAGTGTCGGCGATTCGGTTTTTGAAATCCTACTCAAGAACGCGAACGATGGAACCGCCGCATATGACTTGATGGGCGGCATGTTCCGCATTCGCTGCACAAACTCGCTTGTGTCGCAAATCTCGACTGTCGACTCCGTCAAGGTTCGTCACACTGGCACGGCGGAGGCCATACAGGGCAAGGTGATTGAAGGGACATATGAAGTCCTGAAGTCAGCCGAGTTGCTGCTAGCCGCGCCTCAGGATTGGGGACAGATCACGCTAGACCGTGACGAGCAAATGATTATGGCGGCCGCTGCACACGAGTACCGTTTCGGAGCGGCTGAAGGCGAACCGGAAACGCCACAGTTTCGCGCCTATCAGCCTGAACAATTCTTGCGGCCGAACCGTCGCGACGATGGCGGTTCGGACTTGTGGACGAAATTCAACGTCATCCAAGAACATGCCATTAAGGGCGATTTGACCGCGCGTGGACGTATCGACGGCCGTCGCCCGGCAATGCGCGCCGTGAAAAACATCGATGGCGATATCAAGTTGAATAAGGCTCTTTGGGCCATGGCGGAGCAAATGGCCGCCCTGAAGGGGTTCAAGCGCGCGGCATAACCAAGGCGTTCTAAGGTGTCGCCACGGCTCAACCGTGGCGCATCCTTAAGACGCTCGCCAATGGTGGCGAAACTGGAAAGGGAACTGCAATGAACCGCCTAAAGCTTTCTTCCGAAATCGTGCGCGAGGAATTCTCGCACGTCATCAACGGCGTTGCCGGCCGCATGTTCAACGTCATCCGCTGGACTGGACAATTGACCACGCTTGCAAGTCAGACGTTTGGAGCGACGCGGTTTTACAATGAAAACGGCCGCAAGATGCGGATGCGCGTTGAGCTCCGTTTCGACGACAATTGCCAGAACGGCCACGATGATTTCGGCATCACTTGCTCGATTGATGAGGAGCGCTCCGGATTTTGGCGCGAAAGCGGTGGCGGCGCAGCGCATGGCGATATTGTCAAACACTTTCCGGAGTTTGCTCCGCTCATCAAGTGGCATTTGTGCGGAACGGCGGGCCCTATGCACTACCTCGCAAACACGGTCTATCACGCCAGCAACCGCGATTCATCCGGCTTGCTGAAAGGCGAGCGTCGCCAAATCGTCAACGGCAAGACCAAATTGCCGGCATGGGAACGCGTCGCCCTGGACAAGGATGGTTTCGAGATCGCGCTCTATCAGATCCCGAAACAGGTCGACTCCGCAGAACAACCGGAAGACGACGGCTTGCAGCTCGTTTGGCGGCCGTGGTGTCGCGTGGGTGAAGGCAAGGAACGCCAGCTTGATTTAGCCCGCAGTTCGGCCGTTTGGCCCGAGGCGACAGACGAGGAATTGTGCGCTCCGCCTGAGGAATTGAAGGCAAAGCTTGCCGCGCGCCTTCCTGGACTTATCGAGCAATTCCGCAGCGACATGATCGCTTGCGGTTTCATCTATGGGGGTGAAGACAATGCGCTTTGACTATTACCACATCAGGCCATGCATAGAGATCGCGGAAACCGTTGAAGGCGTAGAGACCACGGCTTTGACATCCTACGCCAACAAGGCGGAGTTTGAGCGCGTGGAACGCCAATTGAACGACGCCTCTATACCGCACGAAAGCTTTTGGACGGTATACGGCCACTACGCGGATACCAGCGGCCACATGCTCGCATGCGCGATGGGTGATTATATCTCTGAGGCCGACGCCTTCGAAGTGCTAGACGGCATCCTCGCGCCAATGCGAGCCGCGCTAGATCTCATCGGCGAGAATACAGACAAGGCGTGCGCAATCCTGCAGGACGCAATCACCCTTTCCACGCAACGGAGTGCTTTCTAATGGCTAAGTTTGAGCGCATCGCGCTTCACATTGAAACCAGCAACGCGGCTTTTGAAGAAAGCCCAACTAGCGAAATTGCGCGCATCTTGCGCAAGCTGGCGGACGACTTCGAAAACGGGAATATCAACAGTTGGCACTTAATCGACATCAACGGAAACAATGTCGGCGAGATGTCAATCCAGACTTGCGACGATGAGGAAGACTGAAACCAATTCCAGCCGCGACGGCCGCCACGTTCGGCCGTCATGGGTGAAATTGTTCACCGCATCACAAAAGGAACATGACTATGGAAAACGCAGCAACCATTTCCGCCACACTCGCCCCCTCCGCCGTTATCGAGCGCGACGCCTTTACGGCCGCTATGGAGATCGTCACGAAGGCGGTTGAGACGCGCAACTCAATTCCGGTCCTGGACAACGTCCGCCTTCAGGGTTCGGGCTCGCATATCACGATGACGGCAACGAACCTGGATATCGAAATTCAGGTGAAGATTGCGGCCGCCGTTGACTCGCGACTCGACACAACGGCCGCAGCGTCCAACGTGCTGAAGCTGCTTAAGAACGCGCCAAAAGCCTATTGTGTCGCGCTTGAGCAATATCCGACATATCTGAAAGTCGAATTCGAAAAGGCTCGCTATAGTCTGCCGACAATTGATGCGGCCGATTTTCCGGTCATGGACGTTCCCGCGCTGGACTCCGTTGCCTTCGATATCGACGGGTCCACGCTTTACAACGCCTTTCACAAGACATCTGGCGCGATCTCAACCGAGGAAACGCGCTATTACCTCAATGGGATCTTTGTTCACACAATCGCGGACGTTTTGACCTTCGTTGCGACCGATGGGCATAGGCTTTATCGACAGAACGTCGGCAAGCCGGAGGAATTCCCGACGTTGCCGCTTGGCCTCATCGTGCCAACTCGTGTCGTAAAGCTTATGGAGGCGCTCCTAAAGGGCAAGAACGCGCCGCGTATCGTAACCGTGACGGTGGACGACAGCAAAAGCCGCAGGATCCGCTTTGCCTTCGAATTCGAATTCGGCGACGTCGTTATCACGGCGAAAACAATCGACGGCACGTTTCCGGACTATCAGCGCGCCATTCCGGATATGGTCCACAGTGCTGACTTCGCTTTGTTTGAGGCGGACGAATTGGCTGAAGCGGTGAAGTCTGTCCTATTGATCGCTTCCGACAAGGGACGCGCTTTCAAGCTTTCGTTGGGTAAATCGGAGTCAAAGCTCCATTGCAACAATCCGGACAACGGTTCGGCCTCCGCCGATATCCCTGCACATTGGAGCGGTGACGAATTCGAAATTGGTTTCAACGGCCGCTACGTCCTGGAAGCCATTGCCACGCATGGCGGCGGCGAGCTGCGGATTGGTTTCCGCGATGCCGGCTCACCGTCTCGCATCTACGGCCGCGACGGCTGGACTGCGGTTCTTATGCCAATGCGCGTCTAGTCCAATTGGCGGAGCGGCAATTCGCTCCGCCTCATCCCCTCAGGTCAAAAGGAATTCAGGCATGAACGAGGATAATCAGAAGGAATTGGATATGCTGCGGGCGGCGCTGAAGCCGTTTGCTGATATCGCGCCATGTGTCGAGTACACCTCATTACGCGACGGCAATGTCGTGCATCGACAGGAGGTGCGCGTGGACGGAAAGGTAGTAGGCTGGAAGGAGCTTACCAAGGATGATTTCCGCCGTGCGCTAGCCGCCCTTTCCTAGGGCTCTTCTAAGGCGCGACGTTACCCCGTCGCGCTCATAGAGGCGCCGCGCCACGGATTGCCAGTGCTGCGGACTAGATCGCGCTGGCGAGTAAACAGGAGGAGAATGCCGTCATGCTCTAACGCGAGCCTATCGGGCAACCACATCAGCGGCGGAGCGCTTCAGTAACGCTCCGCCCACATATCCCAATCGTGGGATCAATTACGAAAGGCAATGCCATGTTTGAACGAAAGCCTAATTCCACGCTGGAGCAATTCCTCCAGCAAGTCGCGCATCTCCAGGAGCGCTTGAAGGACTCGAAACACGCTCGCAACATTCCCAACGTCCGCAGGGCGGAGGGACAGTCTATCTATCTGTCAAACGGCGGGATGAGGCATTACCACGCTGTCGAGGATGCGAAAGCAATTCTGGCGGAGCGCTATCGCCTCGATGGCGTCGAGGTCATGAAAACAGAATTGCGCGAGATCTCGTGCGACATCGATGCAATCCGCGACATCCTGATTTGGCTGGCATCCAATGCCGTGATCGAATTGGGCCAGGTCACGCGCGAGATCCGGGAGTACGCTGACAATGCAGAGTAAGACGCACGAATTCTCGATCAAGGTCCGGTTCGATCGCAATTGCAGCCGCGAATACGCGCTGAAGGAGATCCGGAACAATATCCACGGCGAATTCTACACGGATACCTATGTGGCGGACAATTGGCCGACGCGTAAATCTCCGGAGGCTTTCGTCGTCAAGACGATCAAATCCATCCCCAGGAGGAAGACATGAGCCGCAGATTTGAATACGTCCGACTGACGGGGCCGGAATTCGCCCGGGCGCTGGATCAGATCGGCATGGTTCCCAATGCCTTTGCACGGATCTTTGGGTTCGAACCGAAGCGCATCCACAATTGGATCGATGGGGAAGATAACATTCCGTATTGGGTTCCCATCGTGCTGGCGATTTTCACCGGCAATCCGTCGATGATTATCAATGCCCGCCAGGAGGCGGCGGAACGCATCGTTTCCGACAAGCAATTGCCTGGGGTCGAATTCCCGTACCTGGAGCGCGCTCCGGACGATCACCTGGAGGACGTCGAATGAGCAAGGCTGAAGAGGAACTGGAATTCAACGCTAGCCTCGTCACGGCGCAGTATCGGCTCGCCTTCGGCTTGCGGGAAATTAAGCGGATACAGCGGGCCATTGATGAGGAGATGAGGCAAATCAACGGATTGAAGCGCTACGCCTACGCAAAGGGATTGGAGATCTGGAAATCATGAAGCACGAGCGGAAAGAAATCGACGACGCCATCGCAAAGGCAAAAATCGAGCTTGCTGAACACATCGCGGACATCAAACGCTACCAGAAACTGGCGGCCGGAGCGCGGCGCTACATCAAGGCCCTTAAGCAACTGGAGATCAGAGAATGACGCACATCGATATTGGTAAGACCGCCGACGGCCGCCTCATCTCGCTCCCGTTGTCCCGCCTAAACAGACACATGCTCGTGACCGGCTCCACCGGCGGCGGCAAGACGGTGACTTTGCAGCGCATCATGGAGCAATGCTCCGCCAACGGCATTCCGGTTTTCGCTTCCGACGTGAAGTCCGATCTCTCCGGCATCGCAACCAAGGCGCCAACGCAATTTTGGGATCTCTTCGGGGTTCACGGCTTGCCAATCCGCACATCTGTCCAGGCGATGGGATCCGAACTGCTGTCATCGATGCTGCGGCTTAACGAGACCCAGGCGGGAACGCTGGCGATCGCCTTCAGGAAAGCCGAGGACGAAAAAGACTTCATGCTCACCCTGGACGATCTGCGCTACGTCCTTGTCGACATGATCGACAACCGGGATGAGATCTCGCACAAATACGGCAATGTGACCGGCTCTTCGATCAATGCGATCCAGCGCAATTTGATGACGCTCGAGTCACAAGGCGGCGAGATGTTATTCGGCGAGCCGCCGTTCGACATCCTGGATTTGTTGCGCGGGCAACTCGACTTCGAAGGCGGCGTAATGAAGGGCGTCGTCAACCTTTTGCATGCCGACAAGCTGATCGAGGCGCCGAAGCTTTACGCGACGTTCCTGCTATGGCTGCTAACCGAGCTCTTCCGGAAATTGCCTGAGGTCGGCGATCTATCGCAGCCGAAGATCGTCTTTGTCTTCGATGAAGCGCATCTGCTGTTTACGGATAGCCCGAAGCCGTTGATCCAGCAGATCGAGCGTCTCGTGCGCCTGGTTCGGTCGAAGGGCGTTGGCGTCATCTTCGTCACCCAATCCGTGGCCGACGTTCCCGATACCGTCCTCGCGCAGTTGGGCTCCAAGATCCAGCACGCCTTGCGCGTCTATACCCCGCGCGATCAGACCATGGTCAAGGCAACCATCAAATCGTTCCGGCCGAACCGCGGAGTCGACGTCAAGGAAGTCACCACGCTTGGGATCGGTGAAGCCTTCATTTCCGTGATCGAGGCCGACGGCGTCCCGACGAAGGTGGAGCGCGTCAAGGTGGAATTGCCGGCTGGACAGATCGGGCCGCTTTCCACGCTCGAGCGCGAGATCGTCAACCTGGGTTCATCGCTCCGTGTCAAGTACACCTATTCGGCCACGGAAGGTGAAGCGGCGAAGCAATTCGACAACCGCATGCGGGCGGAGCGCGGTTTGCCAATTCTCGAGCCGACCGGCGCCTGGATGGAGGGCGACTTCGCAAAGTATGTCGTTAGCCCTTCTGCGCCGCCACAGGAGGCCAGGGACGCGCGTCGGCGTATCGGCCGGACCAAGATGCTTCAGGGCGTCGTCGCGCTCGCCGTGTCCGTCGTTCTCATCGCAATCGCAATTCACTGAAGGGAAATCAAATGACCGAACTAACAGACCGCGAAAAGATCCAGGCGAAAGTCCTGCTCGAGAAACTCGCAACCATCATCGTCCACGACGCCAGCAAGCAATCGATGTCGCCCGCCGTGCTGTCAGTCGTCGCGCAGAGCTTGGTTAACGTCATGATCCTCAGGGGGGTCGATCCGCGCTACAAGATCGATAGCCTGCTCGATTTTGCCTACGACATGCACAAGAACCTCAAAGCACAGACCGGGCCGGCGCAGGAGATGGTGAAAGATCCGGAGGACAAGGTGTCGGAATTCATCCAGACCGCGATGCTTTCCGCCTGCCAGGCCGAAAAGCTTCCTATGCAAACAGCGGCCTATGCGATGACGGTGGCCATGGCCGTCGTTTACGAGGCGTTCGGTTTGACCAAGGCGGATGTCGGAATGATTTCCACCAATGCGGGTCTCGTGCTCGACTCGATAAATAAGTCACGCCTTCACAGGAAGTCGCTCAACTAATCCCTATGAACCGTTTGCAATCCCGAAAGGAGTATCGCCGAATCAGACAGAATTTCGAATACCAATTGGGTTGATTAAACGAGGAACCAAATTATGGCGGAAGTGACGGACTTAGATCGCATCGAACGCTTATCGATGGAGATCCTTGCAATGATAAAGCGGGGCGCAAAAGCCCAAAGCCTGGACATACTCCAGGTTTTTGAAGCGGTGGAACGGACGGCAGTTGCCGTCATCGTCGAAGTCATCGCTCCTGAGGCGCGCATCGTCGCGGCGACGCTGATGGGGAAACACATCGTAGACTTGGCTGAAGCGCTCAAGGGCGCATCTACGGCCGCAGCAACGGGGGGAATACAGCGTTGACGGCGCGGACTGAATTCGAATTTGTCGCTCGAGACGATGTCGATATCTCAAAGCACCTGATGGAGAAATTCGCGGGTCAAACCATCACGGAGGCTGTCCTCGAGGCTATCGTCCTCGAGGTCTTGGACTGGACCGCGAGCAAGGTTCCCGCCTTGGCTCGCGCGATAGAGAATTAGACCCTGCAGAGGCGGCCGTCGGCGAGCTTTGAGATCTTGCCGGCGGCCTTCAATTTCCCGATCGCCTGGATCACAGCGGCGCTTCGGATGTCACGCTCCGGCAAAATGCCTTGGGTGTGAGCGTAGCTGATGAACTGGTACTTGGTTTTCGGCTCATCCTTCAGAAATTCCAGCAGAAGATAGGTCAACGGGATCTTTGCCGGCTTCACCTGGACCGGAACAGCGGCGTCTCGAGTCCAGCAGCCGACGCCAATTGAATTCAGCCGGAAGGTCACCATAGCGGCGCCGGTGTCGCGACGGTTCGCGAAGGTATCCGGGTTCCAACCAATCCGTTTGCAAAATCGGGCTTCCTTGAATTCTCTCCCGCGCAATCCCCAAAAGGCGGACTGGACGGAATAGGCGCCGAGACAATTGCGCTGGCCGTCCTGCCCCTTCAGCAATCCCGACAACCAGGACGGCGTCGTCTTCGTTCCGATCAACACGGCTTCCATCCGGCTTACTTCCGCCGGGGTGATCTTGCGGCGCGTTGAGATCGCGGCGAGGCGATCGCGCTTCATGGCGTTGAAATGCTCGCCCTTGGTGCCGCCCTCGTCTTCGTCGACAGCATCAAGGAGCTCGAGGATCTTGTAATCTATCTCATCCTGGAAGACGGAGGGCATGTTTGAGCCGAAAGACTTCGGGCCAATCCTACCCCCAATTAAGTAATCGATTTGGAACGCATCGATCAGGGCCGCTTTCACATCGCCTGGAGTCCATTGGATCATCGGGTGCTGCCCTTGTTGTCGAATTTACCATCCGTCACTGCGTCATAAAGATCGTCGCCGATGACAGCCTCCGCGATGCGGCGAAGGTACTCTTCAGGCTCGATCCCGAGTTGCTCGCATTTTGCGGCAAGCTTTCGTTTCTTGTGAGTCGTCATATTCACGATGAAACCTCGCCTAGCACGGTCGACGGGAAGTTTCCATAGAGCGACCATGCGGCGGAGCGTGTCTGATGAAGTGCCATCCCCAATTATTTCAGCAACCTCCACGTATGTCTTCGCCTGCCCGAGATAGAACCCGATGAAGCCGCACTTCGCATTCGAATATCGCTCAACCCACAGACCAGGGGCAACGAACCGTTCGCTGTGATGCTTCTTTTTATTTCCTTTATTCCTGAAAACTGGAGCCATTTATGCCACCCACGCCCAATTTTGCTTCGTCATAACCGAGCTAATCGTGGTTTTTGAAACCCCAAACATACCGGCAATTTCCCTATTAGACATGCGCCCACGGAGGGATCGGATCTCAACAACCTTCGCAGCGGAAAGCTTGGCATTGATGACTTTCTCCCCGAACACCTCAGTTCCATGGATCTTTCGGTCTGCGGTATTCTCCAGGGGAGTAGCCCACCTCAGGTGCCTCTTATTGATGCACAAAGAGACCCCACAATTATGAGCGCTTTCATGTTGCGGAGTGGGAGGATGGCCATGAACCTCTATACACATCAACCGATTAACGATCGATGTCTCCTTGTGCCCGCGGATTGTTCCGTAGAAGGGAGATTTACTAGTCTTCGCGAAAGGCCAAAGGATGCACTCGTCCGTTTCCATCGCTTTGGCTTCATCGAAAAATGCTCGAGCCCGGCCCCAAGTTCCTCTTTCCGTCGTCCCTAATCTCCGCTGGCGGCCGTAATGCATTTCGCACAAACCAAGCGCGCGGATCTTTCTTTCGCAACCTTCAACCTTGCACATCTACTTCCCCCTCTTCCGCGCGCGGATCTCAACCTTGAACGGCTTGTAGTGTTTCCCGTTTTTAATTAACGCCCGGGTTTTCGCGGTGTCTTCCTGTTTCCCCTTCATCCACTCTTCGATTCCCAGGATGTCGTCGTCCTCCTCTGTCGGAGCGGCCTGCTGCGATCTGAGGTGCGGGTTTAGCTTGACCCTTATGACCTGCTTTGCGCCTTTGACTGCTTCCGTGATGGTAGGGAAGATGATTGGCTTCCCGGTCTTTGGATCGCTGACATGGCGCCATGGCTGGTTGTCATAGAGCCTGTAAAGACCGCCGTAGCCACCAGGGCGAGGCATCGTCGATGTATCCGGCATAAAATCGATCACAGGAAACCCTCAGTATCGAGAATGTTGTCTAGATCCTCGTGAAACCCGGTGTACTTCGTGTATTCGCCGACGAACTTGGCGTAGCGCTTGATGCCGATCTTACCGAACCGCACCTTCAAACTGCCTATTTCCGCGGTTCCTTCAAGCCCGTAGGCTGCAGGAAATGCGTTTGCAAACCGTGCATTGATGCGTTCTTCTGCTTTTGCATCATCCGCTGTGTCCAATTGGCGACGCAAATACTCTTCAGCACGATAGAGATAGAATACGGCGTCGAAGGCTTGGCGGGCCGCTTCGCCACCAAAAAGGTCAGCGGGGATCGGCCTTGGGTTGACTCGCTTTGTTCCTGTCCCCGATCGCTGTTGCAGGAACAGCGTTGCGCCCTGGGTCATCTTACCCAACGCCTTACCGTAGTTTCCAATCGAAAGAGCCTTTGATCCGGCATCTTCGTTGCGGACTTCCTTGACTGGAGGGATCGCCGACATGTGGTCGAAGACAAAAAGCGGCGTCTTCCCATCCGTGAACGGGTTGCGGCTGCAGTCCTTGACGAACTGGACCGCCTTCGGGATCATCTTTTCCATGGTGTCGTACATGGAATTGCACTCGAACACCTTGAACGGCATCTGGCCAATCTTGATAGCTTCCTGCAGCGCGGCGTCGTACTGGCGATCGTTGAGATCTCCGGCTTTCTGGCGACGAACCTCGAGGCCGATCTGCTGCGCGATCATCTGTTGAGTGCATTGAACGTTATTCTGGTCGAAACTGAAAAATGCGACGGGGTGCCCTTGGCTCGCGGCATGGTGCATGATCTGCATTGTGAGCGATGTCTTACCCTCGCCGGAGCTCGACGTCATCGAGTAGGCGTTCGTTGGTTCAAACCGCTCTTCTGATAGCACGGTCTGGATCTCGCGCAGCACGATCGGAACGCCGCGCTTGTTGCGCTTTGTTGGATCCCTGGAGAGCGAATTGATGTAGGCCGACGTCAGATCCGAACCGGAATAGGAGGTCTGGATTGTCCCGTCGTTGGTCTGCGTCATCCGGTAAAGCTTTTGGCCGGCCTCATCCGCCTGCTTCTTCGGATCATGGCTTGGTCCGGAGTCGAACGCGGTGTTGACGATTTCGGTCCCGACGTCGATGAGCTCGCGGCGTAGCGCCAGGGCGTGGATGGCTTGCGCATAGTCCGGAGCGTTGATGATGGAGACGGCATTCGAGGTCAGCGAAGCCAGGTATTGCGAGACCGTCATATCGCCGATCGGCTTGTCAGATTTGATGAAGCTCTTGACGATGGCGGTGTTGGCGCGCTTGCCGCCGACAATGATCTCCCCGATGATTTCGTAAATCTGCTGGTGGATTGGCTCGTAGAAGTGTTGAGCCTTCAGGAATTCATTCACTTGGCCGTAGGCGGCGTTGTTGATGAGGCATGCGCCGAGCAAAGCCTGTTCGGCTTCAATGTTGTTCGGCATCTCGCGGTTCGTGCCGTAGGCGTTGGCGGGTGCGCGTTCGTTCAAATCGTCTTGCGTCATACGAGGTCTAGCTCCATCCCATGGTTCATGATTTGCTTGAGTATTTGACTTTTCTGCGCCGCCCATATGCACATTACGGCGGCGTCTTTGGCGTCCTGGTTGCCGCCGACGATGCGGTTCAGATCGCACATCATCCGGATCCGTTCTTTGACCGAGATCTTGTCGCCATTGGCGCTTTTCTTCGGTATCCGCTTGTCGATGACGCTTTGCCAGGAGATCGGGAACACCTCCTCGCAGGGGATATCGAAGCCTTCGATGACGCACTGGACCGCTCCGGAGATCCGGTTCAGCATCAGCGTCGTGCCGGCGTTCATTGTTGACGTCGTCTCATCCTCGCCGAAGATGTCGGTCTTGGTCCGTTCGTATTTCGGGATGAACTGCAGCGGCGATTCGAAGGCGACATAATCCGGACGGTATTTCTTGATGAGCGGCGGCAGCAATTTCCGGACCGCCTTGACCTTGGCGAATGGTCCCTTGCCCTCGAGGTGGATTGTCCCGAGCTCGACGCCGCTGAAGGTGTCGCCGATGGTATGAACTGCCCAACCGAGCTTGCTCGCAGGGTCCAAACACATAATTTTCATGCCGCTTCCTCTACGTTGAATTTGCCGGTTTGCTTGCCCCAGGCTGTCCATCCTGGTCGATTGGTTCTGGAAAAGAGATCGGCTCGAGTCGCCCCAGGCATCAGCTTTTCGGCGGCCTCATAAGCCTCCTCAGGCTTCCGGCTGTGCTCGCGCACCTTGCCGAAGATGACGGATCGCGTTGACTTCGTGAGTTTGGGGTTGCCGCGTTTTGCCAGGATGAAGGGCTCGTGAGATCCGCGGAGTGCGTAGCCGGTTCCGAAGTGGACCTTGCCGTGCGTCGTCATCTTCACCCAAACTCCCTCTGTGATGAACCGGAAGCCCCAGGCGCGCACCGTGGTCAATTGCTGGTTCAGCATCGGCGCCGTGCCCCATAGCCATAGGAGAGTATCCTTGCGGGCGAGATCCATGACCGGCAGCTCGTTGATCTCCTCGAGCGACATCGTCTCGTAGTGCGATTGGGCGGACTTCTCTTCGCCCTTCTCCGATCGCAGTTCGAACCGCCAGGGTGGATCGGCCATGATGAAATTGTAGGCTTGCGCCTCGAGCTCGCCGAACGGCCAATTGAAGAGCCTCATACGACGTCTCCCTCGATCGTCAGGACGGTTTGCGGGATGCCCTTTTTCGGCCGCCACTTTTCGAAATGGGCTTCGATCTCAACGTAATTGCGTGGGTGGACGCGACGGAGATCCAGGGCGCAGAAACCGGGGAGATAGTGACCGCGCTTCTCCGGGTTCATTTTGATCCATCCCATGGTGACGAACCGGCCGCGGTCGATGCCGATCTCGGCAAAATCCATCGGGGTGACGTAACCAATTTTCTCGAGGAGAACGCAGATCTTGATCGCCTTGATTTTCCACTCGGACAATTGCGAGGGAGCGGAGGCGCCGGCGGTGACATCCGGAACATATTCCGGCAGCTTCAGGCGGTCTATCGGCGCGCAGTCGATCCAGTAATCATTGGCCCGCCATGCGGTTCGAGGATCGAGGGGAAGGTGCGGTGTGAACTTGTCGTTCTCCATGTACTTCCGTTTTGTCTCGAGATAGAGCTCTTTCGACTTCATCTCGATCGTGGTGAGCCCGAGGAGCTTGGCAATTGCCTTCATCTCGTGTCCTGCTGTCCCGGCCGGAACAAGCACGGCGCGGAAATCCGGCCCCTTTTCCCGATACTTCGTGGTGCGATCGACGGCCTGGAGGATGACTTTGGCATTCAAGGTAAGCTTGGCTTCGATGCCGATCTGTGTCCCGTCGGCGTGCGCCAGGACGATATCGAAATTGCAAGACTCGGCATAAGCGGTCCAGCCCTTTGGCAGCTGCGAAATGAAGGCGCGGCAAAGCTCCGCTTCCGATTTGAAAATGGCTTTTGTCATCTGATCGCTTGTAGGGGAGGTAATTTGGGTAGCGGAGGGGTGGACTCACGATGCGGACGTTAAGATCCACCCCTGACGCACTGACTAACCGGCCGTTTGGGGTGCCCGGTTAATTCTTCATGCCGCCGGCGGCGTCCTGACGGGATCAGATTCGTTATCCCAATCGTCAGATGCGGCGGCCCGCGCTACTTCCACCGGAACGGCGACCTCTTCGCGCTCGACACCATCTCCCCGCCCCAAATTGCCGGTGTCAGCGTCTTCAGCGGCATCCGCGAAGGGTATATCGGCCACGGCGGGCGCTTCCTGAACAGCTTCGACAGCCGCGACAGCTTCGGCTTCGTTGCCAGCTTCTTCGGTCTCATCTTCAACATCGGTGTCGCCCTTGATGATTTCGGCTGCAGGAGGCTTGCCGTTGATGGCTTCGTTCAGCCAAGCGTTCCGGAGCGTGTGGCCTTCGTTGCTGCCCTGCTGCCAACGTTGGCCGGCTGCGGTATCCATGCCGTAGGGGTTCGCATTGGCGACGCCCATCTTGCCGTCGGACAAGCCCTCGAGATAGGCGGCGTCCTCGAGCGGGGTGCGATCATCGAAGATATCGAGCTGGCGACCGGCGGCGTGGCCGAGCAAGCGCGCGATGCCGATCTTCATCTTCAGATCGCCGATGATGGACGCGACGTTTTCCTTCTTCAGACGCTTCGCCCACTTGATGTGTTCCGGGGTGAAGCCGGCGGACTCGAGGCGTTTCATGATGCCGGACATCGAACCCTTTTTCTCCGCCATGGAGGATTCGGCATCCGTGAAATTCTGAAGCTCGACAACAAAGACCTTTTCCTGATCTTCGGTAAGTCCGGTCCCGTTGTGGCCTGCGCCTGGGGCGGGTTTCTTCGCCATTTTATTGCTTCCCTTCTTAATCTCCATCGGAGAAAAGTGTTTCATTTTCTGGTTTCCCGCGGTGCTACAAATGGGCGACTTGCGACGATTTTGGTGAGTTATGAATTCCATCCCAGGGGGAACGTGCTTACCCTGGGAACCCTGCACCGGTGAGCTCTCCACCGGCCCCTCTCCATTTCCCGGGTATCTAATCCGGATCGTCGCCTAATTTCTCCGCACGGTGTCGCCCCTGCCCAAGCGTCAAGACGGTTGCAGGGAAAGCTTTATGATTTGGTTTTTTCGATTGGCCCGTTGATGTCGAAACGATCGGGCCGGAGGATGTGGAGCGGGATATCGGACATCTCGTGTACGGCCTCGAGATGCTTGTTGGGGATGCGTGACCACTTGCGAACAGCAATGTGCGAAAGCCCCAATTTCTCCGCGACTTCGTTGAGGAAAAGCGTCGCTGACAAAGCGGCGACACCGGTCCGATCTCCCAGGTCTGTAGCGGTATGTTTGATTCGCATTCTAACTCTCACTGATTAAGCCGTCATATAAATGTATACGTATTCCGGGTTAGCGGCGCAAGCGGAATGTATACCTTTTTATGATTATTCTATCGATTGGGTACAGGTATCATTTTAGACCGTCTCTAACACACCGAGAGCGGTCTATTCCGGTGCAGCCCTTCAGCACCAAGCATCCGTGGAATCATCCTAATCTCAACCTCGGTTTGATTTCGCAGCCGCTACTGCGTCTAACATTGCCAGTCTTTTTATCGATCTCGTCACGATCATTTATGGGCAATACGAGCGAAAGCCGTGTCTTGGCTTCGGTATAATCTGGTTGAGTTTCCCGGCGCCTTGCAAAAGCGTTGTTCCCGGCAGGGGGTCTAAGCCTGATCGATTCCGTCTGATGAGCCAGGCATCAGCACCGCAAAGCAATTCATGGTCCGGGAAAGATCGGCAGCGCGGGCGAATCACTTGGAAACCGCGTCACTCAAGCCTCAAAGCTTCGAAATAATGGCGGGAACCACCGAGCGGACCCATCATTTCCGGGCTTTTTAGCCTCTGTGAACCGCGTCGCTATTGAAGGATCAGGGTTTTTCCCTTATAAATCTCTTCAATTGCCTTAGCAGGTCAATTGTTGGTTCACAGAGCCCATGGTCGGATCTTTCCCTCCATGGGCTTTTTCTTTTCGGGCTTAGACGCGGCCTCGTCAATAGGGATTAATCCCAGGTCGATAAAATTGTATATTTTTATTCGTATACCTATTGCGCTTTCTAATCAGAAAGGTATACATAATCCATCGTTCCTTGGAGATGGAATCAATGTCCCGCAAACGGGTTTCTAAGCTGGAAATGAACCAGCTCCGCACCGCTATGGTGCACGAGTATCCGAATTGCTTCGTCGCCCCAGGGCTTGCAAAGCGTCCCCTGAAAATTGGTATCAAGAGAGATCTGCTGAAGGATGCCCGCGAGAAATTCCCGGGTCTGTCTCATCGGCATATCTCCGCCTTCATGACCGACTACGTCACCGGCATCCATTATTTCCAGGCATGCCGCAAGGGCGCTGTCAGGGTAGGGCTCGCAGGCACGTTCTCCGGCTTCGTGGACGATGACGCCGCAGAATACGCCAAGGCGTGTATCGCGCTCCTCAACGCCGGCAAACGCATTCCTAATCCCAAGCGAGACCCTGCAGGACCGGTCCAGGTCGGCGAGGCATTGTTTGGCGCTCCGACTGCCGATCCACTTGTGCTTTCCTATGAACAGTGGGCGGGGATGAACCGCAAGCACATGGCCGATGTCATGGGTTTGCCGGCGCGAGTCATCGGGCTTGATGCGGCGGCAACCTCTGGAATGGCAATCATGCGGCTAGATGGTAGCATAGTCACGGCGACTATTCCGCTGACGCTCGAGCAAGAACTGGAGCGCCTCAAATATTTCCAATACGCCGCTTCGATGAGCAACAATTGGTATCATTCCGACGGCAGCAAGGCCAAGGACGACGCCGCGATCGCCGAGCTGGAGCGCCGGATCCGCGAGCGCGACGCGAAATGACGCTGTGCCTCAGGATAAGAGACGATCGTGCTGAAGTCGTCGTCGCCTCAAACGCAGAACGGGACGCCGCCAGGGCCCTCGCAAAAGAGAACGGAATGCAATGGACCGGGACATCATTGGTGAGAGAGCCATTCGAGCCATCGAAATTTGCCAAGGGCTGTTATCGGATGCACTTCACGAGGAGACCGATATGACGAAGCCTCCGATACCGACGGGTTGGCGCGACGTCCTCAAGTCCTATGCCAATATGCCAAAGCATAAGCATGAACCGGAAAGCCGCATGGCTGGATGGCGTGACGGGTGGAAGGCTTGCGCCAACGCTCTTGCCGAAGATTTCGACATGATGGAGCGCATCGCGCCGGTCGGCGATCTCACGCTGATCGCATCGGCTCGCCAGCTCCGGGCCGCGTTTCGAACCCCGACAACAACGGACAACGGCAGCGAGCTGCTAGACGCGATCCAGTTGGTGGCGAAGGCGATGGACAGGATCGACGCGTCGTCGCGCTCTCCGCTTACCGTCATCGAGAAGGAGATCCTTTCTCTGTCTGCGCACGGTCATACCAATGCGGAGATCGGGCGGATCCTGAAGAAATCGGGGAGCTCGATGGTTCATGCGAACACGGCGATCCGCAACAAACTGAACGTCAGAAATACGGTCGCCGCTGTGGCGATCGCCCTTCAAAGAGGATGGATAGTCTTATGAGCAGGACAGTTATTTTCATGTGGCGCTACGACGTCGAGAACGCGCCTCGAGGCAAGACGCTGGTTCATACCGGGCCGGACGGCAAGGGTGGCACGCGGACAACGACATCGTTCAAGGCGGAGCCGATCCTTGGCGCCGTCATCGATGCCGGGGTGATGAAGTGGATCCCGACGTACCGGACGGAACCGACGAAGCAGCACCCAACGGGATGGTGGGCCGGCATCAAAACCGACCGAGACCTCTACGCCTGGGCGCCGATGTTCGATGCGCCTCCGGAGTTTCCGGAATGAAGCGCTACTCGCCGCATATGTGCGGGAAGATGGAGGAGCAATTGGGTGGCCACTACATCACGAACGCCGATCATCTCAACGCTCTTCGGGCCGAACGCGAACGCTGCGCCGGCCTGGTCGAGGCCGCCTTCGGGGACGTCAGTCTCGGCCATGGCCTCGCAAGGGTTTGCGCCATAGCCATCATGTGCGGCTGGACAACTCTAACCCCTCCCGCGGAGAAGAAGCCCGATGAAGCGTAACTCGCATCTCCCGATCGCCGGCCAGATCAAGGAATTGGAATGGCTTTTAGTCAACGAACCCAACGCCGAGCTGCGCCAGCAATATCGGAACGAATACGAGGAACTGATTGATGGAAGAAAAGTCGATCGAGCCCGCGGCAAAGGCGATGTGGGAGTTTTGGGCCCAAGTGAAGGATCCTAAATGGGCCGACACCCGCTGGCGCAACATGCGGCCGGCGATCAAGAAAGAATTCATGGATCAGGCGCGCGTCTGCATCTCCGCTTACCTCCGGCTCGAAAGGCGATAACACCGTGGCTAAACTTGAAATCATGACATTGGAGCCTGCAAAGGTTCTGCAGCTCTTCCACCCCGATCTCGGCAAGGATGCCCGTACCGCGTTCCTCGAGCAGCTCGACGTCGTTCTGAAGGACGTTCCGACAACCATTGAGTCGAAGAAGGAGCGCGACGTCCTGAAGTCGACGGCCGCCGCCCTTGCCTCGCTGAAGAACCGCATCGATGAAGCTGGAGCGAAGCGCAAGGAAGAGGCGCAGCTTGTTGTCAACCAGGTCAACGCCGATCGTTCCGAGATTTGGGATGAGCTCGAGACGCGCCAGAAGACGGTCCGGGATCCGCTGACGAAATTCGAAGAGGCCGAGAAGGAGCGCAAGGAACGCCTCCAGGCCAAGATCGATGCCGCCCGCCTCGCCGGCCAGGTCAACTTCGGCGAGACGTCGACACAGATCCAGGCGCGCATCGACTCGCTGCCGACGGATGAGATGTCGACCTATGACGAATTCGAGGATGAGGCCAAACTCGTCATCGAGGCCGCTTACACCAATCTGGTCAGGGCGAAGACGGCGGCGATCAACGCTGAAGCCGAAGCCGCAGTGGCCGAAACGAACCGGCTCGAGCTCGCCGCTCTCCGCGACAAGGCCGACAAGGCGGAGCGTGAACAGGCGGCCAAGGACTCGATCCGCGTCATCATCGATATCGGCAACGGCTTCCTGGATGGTGAGAAGGCCGAACTGGCGGCCCGCTTCAAGGCCCTCGATGGCATGCAGATCGATGCCAGCTATGGCGATCTCCGCGATCAGGCGACGCAAGCCTACAACGGCGCGCTCCGCAAGCTCTACGTGGAGAAGGATGAAGCCGCCGCCGCTGACAAGGCCGAGGAAGAGCGTCTGCAGGCGATCGCCGACGCCGACGCCCGGGTGAAGAAGGCGGAGCAGGACGCCCTCGACGCCACGGAGCGCGCCGACAAGCTTGAACGGGACCGCCTCGAGAAGGAGGAAACCGACAGGCAGGCCGCAGCACAGAAGAAGATCGACGACGACATCGCCGCCGAGAACGAACGTCTCCGCCTCGAGAAGGAAGACGCCGACGCCAGGGCGGCCGCCGCTGCGGAGACCGAACGCCAGCGGATCCGGACCGAAGAAAGCCAGCGGATCTTTGAAGAGATCGTCGCCGACATCACGGAGGTTATCGTGACTTCGACGGGCAGGACACAAGCGGCCGGCAACATCGCGGTTGCCATCGTTCACGGCAAGATCCGCAATGTTGGGCTTGTCATCGCATGATCGTCTTCGGGCTTTCGGTCTGGTTTGGTTTTTGTATCGCCGGCGCCGTCGGCATCGGGATGTACCTCAAAGGGAACAGGAGGAAGTATGCGCGATATGAAGAGCGGTTTAATCGAGATCGCCACCGCGCTCCTGATCGTCGAGTCCGCCGGGTTCCTGCTGATGTCCGGCATGATCTGGAGGAGCTGTAAAAGCTCTTCCGCCCTCTTCGTCATCTGCGCGGCGATATTCGCCGTTGCAGCCTGCTGCATCAACACACGAGGAATACTTCTTTGGAGATTATAGATTGGGAAGAGGGGACCACGATCACAAAGCCGGGTCTTTACCGCGGCATCCCGCTCGAGGTCTATCACAACGACACCACGCTCCTCTCCGGACCGTCTGTTTCGAAGTCCAGCGTCAAGCATCTTGCGCCGCCCAATGGCACGCCGAAACGGTTTTTCCAGCATTACGCCGGCAACCCAAATCGCATCAAACGCCCCTCATCGCGCGAGATGGATTTCGGCAAGGCGGTCCACGCCATCCTTTTGGGTGATGAAGTCTTCAAGGATAAGTTTGTCATCATCCCGGAGAAGGTCGAAGGCGAGACCTATCATGGCAACAAGCGCGTCTGGCAGAACTGGTTCAAGCGTATGGCGGAGTCCGGTCTCGTCACCTTGTCGACGGAACAGCTCGAGCAGATCAAGCGCATGGCCGATGATGCGTCGAAGCATCCGTTCGTCCAGGCCGGCGGGTTGAACGGCGACGTCGAAATCTCGATGTTTGCCAGATGCCCACGTACCGGGATCTGGCTGCGCTCGAGGCCAGACGTGCGCGCCGCCGATGGCGACTTCGGCGACGTGAAGACGACATCATCCATGGATCCGGACTTCCTCGAGAAGCAGATCGGCGACATGGGTTACTACCTGCAGGCGGCGATGACCAAGATGGTTTGCGACTTGCTGCAGATCCCGTTCCACTCCTTCACGCTGTTTTACACGCTGTCTAAGGACTACGCCGACAGCGACTTCAGGGTGATGGATGAGGAAGACATCCTCATCGGCATCGCCACCGTCAACTACGCACTGCACAAGATCCGGCATGGTCTCGACACCGGCGAATGGCCCGGGGTCGCGGTCTACACCCGGGAAAACCAATCGATCCGGATGAAGAAATTCGAACGCGATCGCCTCGTCAAAGCCATAGCAATGGATGGATTTCACCCATGAACGACATAGTAGCAACCGAAGAACAGTTTTTCCCGATCGCCAAGGCCAACGCTAACCCTCTCCTCGAGGAGGGTTACTTCAATCGGACTTTGGCCGTCGCCCAACAGATGGCGATGGCGTCGATCATCCCGGAAAGCCTGATGATGGACATGACGGCAAACCCGAAAGTGGAATTGCCGTTCGAAAGGATCGTGGCGAACTGCATGATGATTGTCGATATCGCCAACGGATGGGGGATGCGCGCCGTAGCGGTTGCGCAAGCGACGTCGATCGTTCACGGCCGGCTGATGTTCGAAGGCAAGCTTGTCGCCGCCGTTCTCGACTCCGTCCTGTCCGTCAAGCTGAAGCACGTCTTCGGCAAGTGGGATTCGGACATGAAGGAAACCAAGGTCGGCGAGGTCACTCCCAACGAGGACTTGTCGATCCGCGTCTATGAGGAGCTTCCCGACGGCAGTGTCGGCCGCTATGTCGACGGCTACGTCAACGGCTGGAAGACAACAGGCGTGAACTCCGCCTGGGGGAAGCCGCACGACTGGCGGAAGATGCTCTTCAACCGCGGCGTCCGCGAGTGGGCTCGCCTGCACGAACCAGGCGCAATGCTTGGCATCATGGCTACAGACGAATACGAACCGCAGCAGCAGGGGATGCGCGACGTCACCCCGGTTCGCCAGTCCAGTGCCGGCGACGACGTCTTGGCCCGCCTGAGGGCTTCGCAGTCCGAAAAGACCGACGGCTTCGATGCCGATCGGATCAACGCCGATACGAATGGCGGAAAGGTCGATGAGACCAAATCGAATTCAGATTCCGTGAGTGGTTCAGCCGCGGAAGAGGAGGGCCACTCCATCTCCAATGAAGAGCCCTCCACCGGGGACGTCGCCAACTCGGCGTCCCCTGATATTGCCGAGAAGGAGGAGGTCCAGAAGGATCTCCCCGTCGCCAACAATGGTCGACCGACGGCCATGGATTGGGAGTGGCTGCGCAACCTGACAACGTCACTTTGGGCGGCGACGAACCCGGGCGGCGACGTGCTTGTTCTAAAGGCGCAGCGCAACGGTTTCTTGGCGACCTATCCGTCGGACGCCGTTGCCATGGAGATCCGTGAGAAGGCATCGGCCATTTTCGATACCTGCATGGATGTTGTCATGGATCGTAAGAAGCCGGAGCCGATGCGCAAATACATCAACGGGCTCGCCGGCTTCGACGACAAGGATCTGCCGGTGAAGAAGGCGGCTGCGAAATGACGAAGAGGACGAAATCAGATCCGCTACCAACGGACGGTTTGATCCGAACGCATTTCGACGCCGGCAAGAGCACCGGCCAGATCGCCAAGGAATTGGGCGTGGGGCGCGACGTCGTCGCCTCCGCCCGCGGCCGGATCTTTGAGGGGAACCGCAGGGATACCAACGCCGGCCGGGAAGACAATCGTCGAGCCAGACCGACGGAAACGATCGACAAGGTCACCATGGAGCGCGAACGGTTCGTCGGGATGCGCCAGCTCAACATGGTGATCTCCCTACCGCGCATCAAATCCCTGCATGGGGAATTCAAGGATACGTCAAATGGCTGATTTGTTCAAAAAAGGTGATCTCGTCATGGTGATGGGCGAGGTGAAGTGGGTCGATGGGGACGAAAACAATATGAAAATCGAGATGCCGAAGGGCTATTCGATCTTCGTCAACCAAACCGACGCTGTCATGCATCGCGCCGCTTTCGCAATCGACGACTTGGTCGTTTGGGATGGCGGTGATTTGAAAGGCGTCATCATCGGCATCGACAAGAATCACGATGTCGCCTGGGTCATGAGCTTCGACCAATTCCATACCGTGGCGCTTGGCGATTTGAGCCGGCCGGATCCGGACTTCGATGAGATCGAGGATAGGCCGCCCCTATCGGATCTCCCGGCATCGGCGCCGACGGGCGACAGGCTGCAAGCCGTGCTTCAGGAGGTCTTGAGCCCGCCGCGCGCCGAGACGCCGCCCAACGATCTTTCCCTTGGAGGAGAACCGATATGATGACCGCGAGTGAGCGCAAAAAGTCCGAAATGGACGTCCAGACCGAAGAGCTCATCGCCGGGTTCTCCACCGTGTTTTCGGAAATCACCCGCAAGGTGAAGCAGCAAGGGCGCCAGCCGGACCCGCGCGCCTTTGTTGCCGCCTTTGTTCGGCTCCAGGCATCGTTTCTGGCATCGATCGATGACCCTCATGGCCGCAAGGTTTACCGGAGATCGATGGAGAAGCTGTTGCCGATCGAGCTCTCCAAGATGCTTGCTGCGGATGTGGAGCGTGGCCAATGAGGAAGCGCCCCATCACTTTCGGCGTTCCAATGGTCCAGGCTTTGCGCGCCAAGCGGAAGAGACAGACGCGCCGGCTCATCGAGCAGCCGTTTGAAGGCGGCTATTACGACGGCGATATCAAGCTGGACGTCGTTCCCGCCATAACCGCATTCTACCCGAAGCGGCCGAAGTCGTTTCGATTCAGCGTCTCCGCAGTTGGCGGCGAGGGGATCATGACGGAAACCTATGAGCCGAAATATGAGATCGGCGACCTCCTCTACGTGCGTGAGCCGTGGCGGACCTTCGCCTCCTTCGATTCGACGTGCGAGGATCACATGCCGAAGAACCTGCTGGCTGGCGGTCGTGGCGCCGGGATCCGCTACGAGGCCGGCGGAGGATTGTCGATCGGCAAGGAACCTGGGCGGGAATTCTTACGGGACGAAGATGAGCGCGACATGGCTCCATACGGCAAGTTTCGCCAGGCTATGCATATGCCTCGAGTCGTCTCGCGCCTCACGCTTGTTGTCGACGGCGTATACATCGAGCGCCTTAACGAGATCACGGATACCGACTGCATCGCCGAAGGTATCGAGCCGGTCTACGATGACAGATCCCCGGGCGAAACCTTATGGAAAGACTACGAGGTTTATCCGGATGGAACGCCGCACGCTCATTCTGTCGTCCCCTTCGTGGAGCCGCACGACAGCTACAAGAGCCTTTGGGAGAAACTTCATGGGAAGGGGTCTTGGGCAAAGAACCCGTTTATCGTTGCCTACTCCTTCACCGTCCTCGAGGGCAACATCGATCGGCTCTATCCATGACGGATCGGACCCCATGCTGCGTCCCGCATTGCCGGCGGACGAAGACGCTGACACAAGGCGGAACAGAATGGATCTGCGGCCGCCATTGGCCGCTTGTCCCCAAATACATGCGGCGGCGCGATAGCATGCTTTTGCGCCGCTACATCAAACGCTTCGGCAAGACCGCGTTTTGGGAATTCCCGGCCGGGTCTAAGAAGCGGATCGAAGCGGCCAGGCTCGCCAGGCTCCTCGATAAGTCATGGGCCATCATCAGGAAACAGGCCATCGAAAGGGCCATGGGGATATAAAATGCTGATCTATCTCATTGTCGCCGCGCTCATTGTTGTCACCGTTCTTTCGCTCCGCGCCACCTTCAGGTCGCGCCCTGGGGCGGATAACGACACAGCCATGGGCGTCTCCGTTGTCACCGGGACCGTCGGCCTCATCGGGCTAACCATCCTGTTCGTTATCGCCCTCATCTGGATAGGTGCCCTATGATGAAGCTCACGAAAAAGAACGCGTGGCTGGCGCGCACCGGCCTGATGCTGTCGGTCATGGCTACATTCAGGGAATTGTACAACGCTGATACGCCGCTCTCCCTCGTCATCTACGGGGTTGCTGTCGCCGTTGTCGTCTGGACCGCCGTTGTCGTCTTCGCGAAGATGGAAACACTATGATGGACGCGCAACGCCAGATCGACTTCCTCAACTGGTATCTGAGGTGTCGCCCGCATGTCAGCCTGAAGACGGCGATGCACGATCTCACAAAGAAGCTTGTTGCGGATGCGTTGATCCCGCAGCAGGCGCCCGATATCGGCAAGGCGATCGACTCTATGCGCAAGATCGCCGCCCAAAACAAACTCAAGATCATGGCTATACGGGGGACCGAATAAAATGGGTGAAGTGACACATATCAGTTGGTGCGACCACACCTGGAATCCTGTGATCGGGTGCGCCAAGGTCTCGCCGGCATGCGACGGCTGCTACGCTGAAAACCTGATGGACAAGCGCTATCATCGCGTCGATTGGGGCAAGCCTGGGGCCGGCGCCGGCGAGCGCGTCCGGACATCTGCGTATACCTGGAATGATCCGGCGAGATGGAACCGCAAGGCGGAGCGCGACGGGACACGGCCATTCGTGTTTTGCTCGAGTCTTTCCGACGTCTTCGACAACCAGTGGGATCCGCAGTGGCGGGCCGACGCCTTCAAGGTGATGAGGGACACGCCTCGCCTCATCTATCTGCTGCTGACGAAGCGGCCGCAGCTCATCACGAAGCTGGCGCTCGAGGCCGGCGGCTTGCCAAGCAACGCTGCGATCGGAACAACGATCGAGGATCAAAAGCGCGCCGATCTCAATGTCCCGCATCTCATCAGGGCCAAGCACGACAACGATGCTCTGTTCGCGTTTCTGTCCTGCGAGCCGCTCCTCGAGCACATCGATCTGGAGTATCCGGAGTCGCTCTTCCCTGGAGGCCCGGAACGGTGCTGCGGTGGATTTGAGTGCGGTTGCCAGGGCAAACCGACGGAACCGCCTCTTATTCACTACATCGATTGGGTGATAACAGGCGGAGAAACCGATCAGGGAGCGCACAGAGCGCGTCCGACGCATCCGGGGGCATTCCGATCGCTGCGGGATCAGTGCGCTCAATGGAGGGTTCCATATCACCACAAGCAAAATGGCGAGTGGGTATCGGTTTCCGAGGTCGAGGGACCGGGTGATCATTTCAAATTCCCGGACGGCGCCACGGTGCGCAAGGTTGGCAAGGGACGTAGCGGCCGGACCATCAACGGCGTCGTCCACGATGCCTTCCCGGTTCTACGCCGATGAACGGAGGACGCGGATCGGGCCGCACGACACGCCAGCTCCTCGACGTCCTCGAGATGATGGATGGACCGCAAATGGTTCTCTACATCTGCCCGACGTCGAGGAGCGTCGACTACACGGCGCGGCTGATGTTTGATCTCGCGCATCAGAAGGGCATCGAGCTGCAGAAGATGCCGAACGTTTTCAGGTTCATGCGCAAAGAGACCATGGCGTTTGTTATGTTCTTGGCGCTTGACCAGGATCCGGAGCGTTACATCCGCGCTATGAGGACGCTTTCCGTCGTCCTCGATCACGAATGCTTCGATATCAACCCGAGACGGTGGATGCGCTGGATGGACGCCGCCGACATGATCCCGATCGAGAGAAGGAGGCCATACTGATGGCATCGATGATTAAGAAAACCGCGGATCCCTACTTCGTCAAACAGACCGCGAAGAAGGAACCGTCCTATACGAAATTCATCCACCAGCTACCGTGCATCATCACGCGTCGCCATTTCGATGTCGAGGGATGCCACGTCTCCTTCCCGAACCGGGATTACGGTCACTACGGCCGCGCCCGCCAGTCGAAGGCGGGAGATCGCTGGACGCTGCCGATGATTAAGTCGCTGCATGACGAACAGCACACGATGGACGAAGCCGCGTTCTGGCGAGGCCAGCGGATTAACCCGCACCTCGCTTGCCTCATCATTTGGGGTCTCTTCACGGAATTCGGCGATGCCGCCGTGGATCCCGCAACAGCCATCATCATGGCAGGAGCATTTTGACTATGAACGAAGATCTAATCATGACGGGTTTCACCGTCTACAACGCCGACGGCTCGAGCTCCAAGGGAGCAATCCTTTGGCCAGCGGAGCCCGGGCTCACCCATCATCGGTCGCTCATCCTTCCGCTCTTGGGGCCGGACTGCAACCTCGAGCACGTCACCGTCCTGCATGAAGGCAAGCGCGCCGACATGTTCGTCGATGAGCACGGCGTCAGAAAACAGTTGCCGCGGAACGAAGCCGCGACGGCGATCTATCGCAACAACTGGTTGACGCATCACCCCAAGGACGCACCGGAGAGCCTTCCGGCGATCTACGGGACCGCAGTGCTGTTCGACCGCATCGTGTGGAATTAATCCAATGGGATTTGATCAGCTCGCAAGAGAGGAGATGACACTGGCGGCGTTCGAAGCGCTGCCAGCCTTCAGCCTCGCGGATAAGTTTTTCCCAGGTCGCGTCACCACTTTCCGCCGCGAGCTGGTCATCCAGGACGGTAGCTCCAAAACGGGTAAATCCTATTGGGTTATCGCTCATCAAAATCCGAAGACACAGGTCATCGAATACCGGCGGCCAGTGATCCGAGTCAAAGCAGGGAGCGCCGATGCGTGACGACGCGACCGATAGAGAAATGATGGCGTTCCTGGTCGCGTCCCTGAAGCTGAAAGCGAGGATGCTGAAGCGCGGGCAGACCAAGGTGGATGTGAAGTGCGCCAAATGCGCCGGCACGCTTCACGCCTCTCTTAACGGCCGAAAGAACCATATTCACATCCATTGCGATGGCGCATGCAAGAGGAACCTAGTCGAATGAAGGATGATGATTTCAAACGCGTACGAGACGAGTTGTTTGACAAGGTGAAAGCCACGCTACTTGGAGCAATCGAGGCTCGAGCCAAACAGCTTCACGAAGCCGGTTACACCAAAGAGGATCTGTCGATCCGATTGGATGGCGGGGTTTCCATCATCTTCGTGCACAACGTAGCCGACAGCAAATTTTGGCTCGAGCAGGAAGGGACCAAGCTCATAATCAGAGGAGAATCGATGCGATGATCGACAAATACTACGCACAGACAGATGAGTGGAAGGCGCAGTGGGAGAAGCTGGCCGCCGAGGATCCATTCAAGAACGCAGTCGAGATGGAGCGCCTCGAGCAACTGATCACGGACACCTTGCGGCAGATCAGTGCGGCCCTCGAGGATCAAGGGATCCGCGTTGGGGATTTTGCGTGAAGACGAAGGGGGAGAAGGTGGAGATGGTCGCTCGCATCATTTGCGAGGGCGCCGGACATGACCCGGACCATCTTGAGCCTGGGGATGTCCACGGCGTCGATGCCGTTGTCCGAGGGGAACCGTGCTTCCGGTTCTGGCGACAATACGCCAAGACGGCTCGAAAAGTGATAAACGCTTTGAATAAATAAAATGGGGCCGCCGGAGATAATCCAGCGGCCCTTTTGCTTTTAAGACATAGACGGCAGCGCGCCGCCGTATTCCGCTGCATCGGCGAGGTTGATACCGGTCACCAGGAACGTTGCGATGATGCCGATCAGAACCCCGATCATCACGGCAATGCCGATGTGGATCCAGTTCTTCGTTGGGATCACCCCGTTGATTGCTCCAGGGGCGGAGATGTGAAACACGGCCGCCATGATCGACGTGAAGATGTAGAAGGCAACGAAGCTGCTGTCCTTCATCCACGTCCATTCCGGATAGACCCGGCTGATGCCGGACCACGATCTCGCCATGACAAGCGCCATCCAGCCGAAGAAAATACCGACAGCCAAATGGGTGTAGCGCGGCATCTCGCCGGATCTCACCCCTTCCCGAACCGTCGGGAAGTAGGTCGCCGCCACCCCGGCCGCCATCGCGATCAGGATGCAGTTCAAGACCTGGATCAGTAAAGCGGTTGGAGTGAACAGGGAGATCGACCAAAACATTACGAACGGCAGAACCATCCACAGGACAGTCGTGTTCGATCTCAGTTTAATGAGGCGGGTGAAGATGAGCTTTGCCACGTTGGACTCTCAGTCGTTGGTTGTTTTCGAGCAAGGCATCCATTGTCTTGTCGAGCTCTGAATGGGCTTTCTGCACTTCCCGGATAGCCGCCTTGATTGCCAGGGCGACGTCGTCGTCTTCTTCAGCCTCGATCGGCTGCTTCCAGAATATGAGCTTCCAAATCGGAACTCTCATTTTGCGCCCATCCTAAGGGTGTCTGAAAGACGATCTATGGATGTTCTGAATTCGGCAACGGTTTTCAAGACGGCCTCCTTCTCGACGATGCGAGCTTCCATTGCAGCCTGGTACAACGTGAAGAGACGTCGACACGTTGCGTACAAAATGCTGCACCCGCAGATGAGAACGAAGACGAGGGGGGCGGCGACACCAGACGCGTTGATGGAGGATATCGTCGCTTCGATCAGTTTGTCCATGCCGAATCACCCCGATGCATGAGAGCTAACGTTACGTAGCCTGCAAAATTCGGCATGTTGTCAATCCCCTATGCGTTGAGAGGTTGTGGAGATGGCGGCCATATGCAGCCGCCCGCTTTCTTCCGGGATAGAATTCCACTCGAGTCCGAGGAGGCCCGCCAGTGAAATCATCAAGGCGATATAGACCAAGCCGGTTTTCACAGCGTTCGGACCTTAAGCGTGAAGGACCGATCGAAGGTCCGGCCGGCCGCGGTTGTGACCCGGTTGACCAGAACGTAGTTCGATCCATCCACCCCGCCTGAAAACCAGATCGTTGTTGCCTTGTCTGTGTTCGACTGAGCGCCCAAGGCGAGACCGGATCCGGAGGAAAGGGTCCAGGTGGAGGTGGCGATGGTATCGGGCCCGAGAAGAGCGGACCATTCCGCGGCGTAGTCCTTCACCTCATCGGGATCTT